TTTATATTGTGATAATAAGTATTCCAAAACTTTCTCAAAATGCAAGAAATTTTCTTCATTCCAAACATTATCGTTATGTGTTCCATTGATATGTGATGTAAACATAAATGTGTTTCCATATAATTGTATGTTATCAGTTTGATGTATACCATCACGACCTTCAAAGAATTGACAACCCCAAGTTATACCATCATGTATTTCATTGTGTCCTGCAACCCAATCAAAATAACTACTGATTGCATCTGCACTTTGTTGATTCACTCCCCATCCAGGTGGTCTGAATCCTCTTGGTCTATGTCCACAATGTTCCCATAAATTTAAACTCTCTTGTATTCTTTGAACCGCAGGACCATATTCTAATTCTAAAAATTCCATCTCACCAAGTTCCATCCAAACATCTTCACCATCTGGTGATTTACCTTTGATTGCCTCACCCTCACACGCGTGAAAGTGTCCATGTGCATTTAGTTCAACCCAATCATATTGTTTCCAATAATCTACAAAATCTTTTGTGATTGGAAATTTATCATGGTAATTACTTGGTACGAAGAAATCAAATTTTACTCCGAACTTCTCATTGAGTTTCTTGAGATATTCTATTTGAACATCTCCCTCAACTCCCCATCCTTTTTCTGGATGTATATCATCTATTGCTACTACTAAATTATTTTTCATCTACCATCCCTCTTCAAATGGATACTCCTTTGAATTTGGTTTACTATCTTTACTATTAACATAAATCCATTTCACATCAGGCAGTATTTCTTTTCGTATCTGTTTTCTCTGGTCTTTGTAAGGACAGATACTCGCGATTACTACATTCTTTCCTTGTATCCATAATACTCTTGCAATCCTTGCAAGTCTATCATTTTGTTTTCTTCTACTCTTTTCATCAAAACCCAAATCATCCCAAACACTCTCTCTGAAATCATCTGCATCTAATACTATCTTATTAGGTACATCAAACTTTAGAGCTATGTTTGTCTTTCCACTTCCGCTGTTTCCATGAAACCACCACACTTGACCTGGTCTGTCATCAGGTATTACTCTGTGTATTGCTCCCATTTTTAAACTCCTTAAATACATCTTCCCATGAATATGTATATCCTTGTTCTGTTGTGTTGAATGCATTCTTTTGACTCATCTTATCTGCGTTTGGAAACCAGTATTGTTGTTTTCTCATTCTGGTCATATCTCCATCAGAAAAATCTTGTCCTTTGATATACATTCTTTTGTTTGGTAACTTTCTATTATGTACTAATAGAATGTTCTTGATAATATATTGTGGTAACTGACCTCTAAAATGTATCAAACAATTATTCATGAACGCAGTATCCTCGTGTACAAAAAATACACTCTTTGGAATATTTGCACCACTCTTAATCACATCCGATGAAATCACTAAACCACAACCATTAAATTTTAATTGTGTTGTACTTCTAATATCTAAATCTTCTGTTTTATTATTTATCTCATCCATTTCTTTTTGAGACATATTATATCTTAAACTCCACCAATTTTTTGTATCCATTTCTATAAATGGTTTGTCTGTAAAATCTGGATGTTCTAATATCTTCCAAGTATCATCCCACATTTTACAAGTACTGAAGAATCCAACATATTTGTGTACATTGTTATTAACTGATGCAGTATGTAAATTATCTAACACTTCCCATGTTTGTCTTGGTATCAATGCATCACTTTCACCCCACATCAAAATATCAACCTCTTGACAATATCTGTCATTGAACTCTCTTCTGTAATCAGCTATAGTATAAATATCTCTATGATTTACTTTGAAAGTTGCCATTGGTAAATGTTTGTTTATCATATTACTCATCATACCAATTATATCTTTCATACCTATTTTTTTTCTATCTAACTCTTCTAATCCCTCGTTACAGTTCAAACAAATATCAACCAAAACATTATCTTTATTTTCAACATTCTCTAAAGAATATTTTACACTCTTTAGATAATCTTCTATGATATCAATTTCATAAAACTGAACTAAACAACCTATTGCAAATGTATTATTTAACTTCATAATTATCCTTAAATAAATCCCATACTTGTCTCATTAAATTATTTCTTTGTTCTTTATCAAACCCATTGAAATGCCAAACCCATCCTGCCTCTGCCATGAGTGGATTTAATATACCTCTAATATGTAATTGTTGTAGATTATATTTCTCACTCAAAAAATGAATAGGATGTTCACTTGCCCTTATCATATAGTTAATAGGTGTTTGGTCTGAACCTTTTTTAACAGTCTTGTGTTGTCTTGTTTTAAACTCAAGTTCATTTGCATAGTAAAAATCAGTAACACCTTTTGCCCATTCTTTATGTTTCTTATTCATCACTATGAATCCACAATTAAAGTATGTTGTCCAATCAAATTTTACATCAGGCCAGAAATCTTGATATCCTTTAATACTATTGATTGTCCACTCTAAAAAGAATTTATCTTGTACACATCCAAACTCACCATTTGTCTCTTCAAAAAAATTAGGACAATCCCAATGTACCATCGTATCAATATCAACTAATGCCACATTATCTGCATCAATATCATTTGCTTCCAATACATCCCATACATGCCATCTCTGCCATGTTGGTTTCATACCAACACCATCGTTAAATACTCCACCACCTGAATCTCTTAGTTCATCTTCTAAGATTAATAATTCTACATCATGTTTATCACACCAATATTTCCATGTTTTAAAACACCACTCTTTGTAATCAAGAAAATCTGGTGCCTTCTCAAAACAAGTCATAAACACTACATTTTTCATAAATGCCTCTCTTTTATCTCTAACCAATTGTTTTTAAATAGTTCATAGTTAATACCTAAATTATCTAATTCTTGTATAACATCATCATATAACTCTACATAAGATGGACCAAAATGTTGTCCTCTTGATAAATCATCAATGAATAAATCAACCTCAACACTACTCAAGATATCAATCTTATCTTTGGCCTCTCTTACTATACCGATTGATGTATATGGAAACCCATGTTTATCTAACCAATCTTTTGTGATAAAGTATGCATCACCAAAGCCTCTGGCTGATAAAATATTTATGTCCCATTCTTTTGAAAACTCTTTCAATGTTTCAACTGCATTTGGAAGTGGTTCATCTTTCATTATCTCTTCTCTTGTAAATGCTCTTCTATCAATACCATTACCTGGAAAACTTGGTGTTGCCCACTTCTGTATCCTAACCCAATGATTATTTAATGTAGAATCTACATCAACCCATAACTGTTTCATTTAAATCCTTTCCAAATTCTTCATACAACCTGTCATCATAACTATATGTAAATATCTGATAGTTCTTACTTTTCGTATGTAATCCGTATAAATCCCACTTCTCTGCAATCTCTATTGGAATGTTTTCTTTTGGTATTGTTATTACTGGACAAGTACTCAACCCTATTATGTTTTCCTCTCCTATTGCATCAACTATAACCTTTGAATTCCTATCTATTCTATCTCGTAACTCATGAATATCAAATCTTCTCAAAATAGTTAAAAAATGGTCATATATTTGTGTAGGTGTTGTTGTTGGTGTTTGGTTTATCAATCCATATTCATAATATCTTCTGAGATTCAAGTAACTGAATTCATCTGAATCTTTCAATCGTGTCCAATAGTTTTTCTTTACACCAACTATTGCAAGACCTGGAAACCCACCTAATTGTTTATTAACACAAGTTACAAATATATTTGTGTTCTTTGGTATATCATAATATGGAAAAGAACTGATTGCATCAACTATTCCCTCGTCCTCGTAATAAGAACTATTAGAAGTTTCCAATTGACAATACAACTTCTCTCGATAGTATTTTGAAGAACCCTCTTTACCATGTGTTCTTATTAATTGTTCCCATTTATTTTTAAAAATACCATCGTTACCTGTAATTCCTATCGGATTCATCAATGACCATACTACTGATTCTATTGCAGTGGTTCCACTACCACCCATGAATATAATATCATAGTCTTTTAATTCAAACACTTCACTAAATAATAATTTTAAATCTTCGTAAGTATGTATAAACTCTCTATCTCTATGTGAATGTAAAACAACACTCTCTGTAGAAGTGGATGTATTAGGACCGAACATATTCTTTTAATTCCTTATACACTAAATCAAAATGATTATTTTTATCTAACCAATTATTATAATACATTGGTATTTCTTTTTCTAAAACACTTTTGTTTTGTTGTAAGAACATAACAAGGTTTGGGTCACTTGGATTATAAAATGGTGGATGATAACCACACCAACCAACTTGTGGATAACCAGATGCATATGTTGGTTGTACTTCAAGAAAACATAACTCTTTTGTATCTTCATCCATAACCACATCTACTCCTTGATGATTTAATTTTAGTGAATGTACTGCCTTCACTATTTCTTCTTCTCTTTCTCTCATCAATTGTTCACATAATTTATTATAGTAAACCCAATTATCAATCTGTTCTGGTCTGAAACTACCTGCAGTTATTGCCAACCAATTATCTTTTGGAACCACTCTACCATAACCTGATATCACTTTGTTACCTGCAACATGGATTCTGTAAGATACATTTACATCTCTATCAATCGTGTTTACAAAATTTACACACATCATTCTTCTTTTGATTCCTACTTCATTTTTACCATGTATCATGATATCATGTAACGCAGGTTTTATTTCTTTTTGTTCTCTAATGATATGAGTTTCTTTTCCACCAACTGAATTATTTACTCTGATTAAAAATGGAAAATCAAATTCTGCAACACTTAATTTTTCATAAAACTCTTCTTCCGTATCGTAAACAAAAAAATCTGGACAATTAACTCCATGTTTTTTCCACTCTTGAAAACATACCTCTTTAGATTGTACTGCCTCAAATCCTTGAACTGAATTTGTTAAGTATGGCATTGTTTTTAGATATCCCAACTCATTATTAATATATTCATTTTGTTTTATCATACCATTGTATTCTTCTTCAGTACATGATTCTGGACAAGGATACCAACGAATATATTCTATAGTATCTTTATACTCTTTGAATGCATCATAAACACTATGTCCATCTTCACCATTCACATCAAGAACTGGCCCAAAATGTTTTTCCATATTTTCTTTTTCAAAAATTCTCCAATTCTTTGGTGGTTTACTTGGACCTCTATTTGCTGCTATAACTTTATACATCTACCCACTCCCCCACTAATTCTTCGAAACCGCGTTTAAATACTCGATTGTGAAAATCCTCTTGTGGTGTTTTTGCATACCTACTGCTTTTGAAATGTACAATGTGTGAACCCCAAAACTTTGCCTCTTCAAGATTACCATAGGCAGCGAGTAATCTCTCTTGTTCTATTCCGATTACATACTTATCATTATTCAATACTAAATGATTCAACGATGGTGATTCTTTTGGTATATCTCTCCATTGATTCATAATGTAAATCCAATCATCAATAAACTCAATTCCTTTTTGTAAATTGTTTACTGCAAACCATGATGCAATATGTCTTGGTTCTTTATCTCTATGTACAACTTGTACATCACAATCTGATTTTAAATACTGATGGAAATCACTTACAAAATATGAATCCAAATCAATCATCACTACAGGTGATTCTGAAACTGAACATACACTTCGAAGTAATCTTGTTTTTTGAGTAACACTTTCTAACCAATCCTTATCATGTAATTGTGTGTTCTTTGTAATCTTACCTGAATTGATTAATTTAACTTTCTTAAATTGTTTTAGATACTCTTTATCTCTCTCATCAATACCAGTATCACCCACCCAAATTGTATCAATCTCATCAAGAGTTAAATTTTGATGTAGTGAATTAAAAAATATTCTACCGAAGTTACTATAACCTGAATTCATTATTGTGAATATACTATACATTTATATTAAACACCCTTTTACCATCATGTTTCTTCGCCATCCATTCTCTACCAATATCTCTGAAGTTTGGTTTCACTACATGATTCTCAACACTAAAAGATACATCTACATCATCTTTAAATAATGCAGTTCTCTCTGGATTATCATTATACTTTTTATATCCCGTCCTTTTCATATTAGGTTGCATGATATTTTTTACTACATCCCAACTGAACACACCTGGATTAAAACTCATCTCTTTATTTCTCTCTACTAATTGTAGATAATCATAATCACCTAATATATCAATTAATTTATCATTACCGATATATTCCCAATCATCTTCTAACCACAATACACCATATTTACTTTCTCTTCTTGTACACTCTTCAATTAGTTTTTTACCTGCGTTAAAGAAATCTATATTCTTTCCACCCTTATGTGATAACAAAACCTCGTAACTTTTATCTTGTGGAATTATCTTTTTTAACTCATCAAATGCAGGCCAATGTCCACCCCAAACATTATTAAGATGAATCATCCAATGAAAATTACAACCCTCTAAAAAATCTAAATACTTTGAGAATGTGTATTTATGTAACTCTGGTCTATCAACTGCAGTAGTACATATTATGATATCATTCTGCACATTCATATAATATCATTCCCTCGTATGCTCGTAATGGTCTTCCATTTCTTAATTCTGTACCTTCCCACATTCCTATAGGAATACCATTCCAATAATCCGTCTCTCTTAATAACTCATCTACAAACTCTTTTACTGCAGGATTCTTTTCTGGTAATCCGTAATCATCAAACACAATATACTTTGGTTCTAAATCACATGCATTATTATAATCTTGTTTAACTGAATTATAATCATGTGCACAATCAATAAACACTACATCATAATTAGGTAATTTAGTAACCCACTTATCATTATAAACATCTTGTTGTAAAAATTCTATATTCTTTCTTTCTTTACACACCTCTTTTGCAAACTCTATATTTTCTCTATTGATTTCCATAGTGGTTACCCAATCAAATAATTGACTCAAAATCAATGTAGAGTATCCTCTGTTTGTACCAATCTCAAGACAGGATGTTAATTGTTTACCATAAAAGAACTCAACTAAATCTTGTTTAAATTTATGTGATGTTGTATTTTTATCTGAGTTTTTATTTGGTGTTACTTTAACATCAATCATAACATTTTATATTCCTTAAATAATTCCATCAAACTATCTGGTATCAAACCCTCATCTTGAAAATAACTTATTCTCTCTTCATCTGGTTTGAATGCACCAACTCTCAATGGTTTTAAAAACACTCTCTCTAATCTATCTTTAAATCCAGTACACCCAACATTATATGTATAATCAATCTCACTTACTGCAGGTTGAAAATGTTGATGTACACATAGGTTAAAAATATTCTCATCACCATAAGTGTGAATGTTTGATTCGTTTTTATTTGCCTCCATTGTATTGTAAATGTATTCCCAAATTGGAAGTGAACCCTTTTTTACAAATAACGAACCTGTGTTCCATTGTGGTAATGGATTATCAAAAATATATTTACAACCACCTATCTCACCTGGAAAGTATGGAAACCCATCAAACTCACTCAATTGCCAATCATCAAAATCATGAAACCAAAAATCATCATCAATTAAATTATCTCTTAATATTTCATAAATACCAAACACCTTGTTAAAATATTTGTTGTAATTACATAACAATTTAGTTCTAATAATGGTTACATCTCTGTACTCAAAATCTAAGTTAGTAACAATACAAATATCTTTTGGTTCCCACCCATGATTAATACTATTATCTATTTGGCACTTAAAATAATTAAATAACTCTTCTTGTTTCCATTGATGACCATAAGTTTTTTCATCAATAAAATCTTGGAATATCATTACATTTTTCATGTTCTTGAATTTAACTCCCTACTAAAATTCTGATTGTAAAACATATTTTGTTGAGTTTGTTTCTCTATAGTTTTTGGATGATATAAACTCAACTCTTCATGTGGTGGTAAATGTGAATATGTTTTTGCACCTTTTATTAATTCATGAAGTGGTCTTTCCCATCTAATACTATCTGTACGACGAAATACTCTACTCTGATAATCTGGATAATTTACCCATCCTTGTTCAGATATTTTCCAACCCCATTTTTGTATGTCTTCTTCTGTCATACCCTCGACTGTATTTACTCTTGGTATCCACAGCAAATCAACTTCATTGATTTCTAATATCTGTTTTAATTGTTGTAATAATATAACATTTGGATATTCATCTGCATCAATATGAAAAATATAATCACCACTACATTGTTCTATTACAAAATTCTTTTGTGATGCAAAATCACCATCGAGTTTTCTTTGAAATACTCTGATTACTTTTTTATCTGAATATTGTTGAACCCAACTACCTATAACATCTTGAGTTTCTTTATTAGAAAAATCATCAACTATAACGATTTCATCTTCTTGGTCTGTATTATGTATTAGTAATTCTAATAACTGATTTAATTCTTCGTGTTCATTATGAACAGTAATTCCGTAACTAAGTTTCACTCTCCACCAACCTCTGTAAATCTTTCATTTGCTCATCTTGGAATTCTGATAATAATTCCTTTGGTAATCTTTTGTAATCTAATTCAAGTATCACTCTTCTTTTCATACACTCTCTTCTATCAAAGGTTCTATAGTTCTTAAATTGTTTAACAACTTTTTTTATTTTTCTGTAAACTTGTTTTGTTTCTGCTCGTGATAACTTATCTGGTAACTCTACTGAAACTGCTCCCTCTTCTATCTCTAAACCACTTTTACTTTTAGTAGGCATTAATCCTAATAACCTCTCTAACTTTGGTGTAGTGAGTGGTGCAGATATTGCAGTATCTAATTGTATCCCAACTACATATCTCTTGATTCTACCAGTAGATTTTTTTCGATATCTCCAATCTGGATTAATCAATAATACAGTTCTTTTGTATCCTCGTTTTTCATTTTTTGATTTATAAACGAATGATACAATTTGACCTGGTTCTACTCTTGCCCATGATGTATTACGAATTGCCATCTAAATCCTTAATGATACCCATATCTTTACATGCCTCTAAAAACTCATATTGTCCATATGTTTTTGCATCTTCAACATCTAATATACTATGATGACCTTCATACTTAGAATCTTTCTTTTCCAACTCTGTAAGTTTCCTTACTTGAGCATATTTATACACCCAATTGTTTTTACTACCCTCAGGATATATCACTCCCAAATCACCCATGTTTAATACGGTAGGAAACCACATTATCTCTCTTTCTTCATCGTAGAATGATACATCATTCATCAATTGTGTTGCACCCATCTGTGCCTGTTTCAGTTCTGGTGATTCCCACTTGTATGCTGAATTACTTGTGTATCCACATTTAAAACACATAAAAGAACTGAATGTTTTATCTGCTTGCTCTTGTACATCTTCAAAACATCTGTCATCACTAAAACATACAGGACAAGTTATCTTCTTTTCCATTTTACGCCTTTTTCAATTTTGGTAATTTAATTTCACTTGGTTTACTATCTTCTACTTTATTTAATTTAGGTAGTTTCAACTCAACTTGTTTTGGTACACTCTCTAATTGTTTTTCAATAATCTCTTCTAACTTAACTTTCATTGCCTCAAGTGAGAATTGTTTAGATGTTACTGCTGCCAATTGTTTACCTTTTAATAAATATTTAGAATAGTTACTTACCATATCTTTCATGATACTACTTGCAACATTATAATTGACTGTGAACCACTTATTTTCAGGTGAATCAAAAATCACACCCTTTTGAAACGATTCTTTTGGTACCGTTGTTAAACTACCATTTAATAATATAGAATAGTTTGGATTCAAGAAATCTAATTGTCCACTCCAACCTGGAGCAACTACTGGTTTACCACTTTGTGCAGCCTCTAACAATGGTCTTCCAAATCCCTCACCATGTGTGAAACTGATATGTGCTTTTACTTTAGGATGATTATATAAATCATTCATTTCACTATCTGTAAAATCACCATGAATCACATAAACATTTGGAAGTTCACCTTGTATACTATCTGTAATGGTTCTAACTTTTTTCAAGATATCTTCTCTATCCAAGATACTAAAATCTGCACCACTTGTTTTTAAGATAAGTGCAGGTGGATTTTTTTGATTCTTGAATGTTTCACAAAATACCTTAACCAACATACCAGTATCTTTTCTATCCTGTCCAAGATTTCCTTGTAACCAATGTCCTACAAATAAGAAACCAAAATCTTCTTTCACATCATCAAACAAACTATTTACATCATCTGATATTTTTTTAGTTTGTTTATAGATATCTGTATCTACACCCTCAAATAGTATTGAAGAATCTCTTTTCATCTTTACTTCTTTTCCATTTTTATCTTGGAATGATGCATTCAGAAAAACATTTCTTGTAAAATCTGATACGAATATGGTTTCATCCATTTTATTACAACCATCAACCCATTGTGGTAATGGTATTGTAGTTTCGATACCTGCAGTTACACCGATATTCTTTTTTGCAATCGGTTGAAATTCATTTGGTATCACAATATGTAAATGTACATCTGGTTGTGTAGGTAACTTTGGTTCCATCAATATCCTTTTTGATATCTCATCATGTTTTGGATTACCCTCTTCTAACGCAGTCATTGGTGTTGCACCCCATCTAACTGAATTAATATGAACATCATATTTATCCAACTCAATCAATGCAGTACATATATCTCTTGCATGGTTTCCATAACCACTTCTTGTTTTTACTGGTGCTGTAACTAATATACTTGGTTTCATATTATCCCTTATAAATGTTGAATTTTTTTCTTGGTTCAAACTTTTCAAATGCAGTTTCCATATGTTCATAGAATAACCTACACATATTTTTTGCACTCATATTTGAATCTGTACTCTTTACGAAATAGTGTCCTTTGATACCACACTTTCTTCTTTCATCTTTACCCATCTCATACCACTCTTTTAATTTATCTGCGGCATCTTCCCAATCACATCTGTCATCGAAAATATATGGTGTTGGAACTGAACCCATTAAAGAACGAGTCTTAGGCCAAACTGGTTTCACCCATTCACCCCAAGTTAGTTCTTCATTGTGTTCCCAATTTTTCCAATTATGTAGTGATTTAATCGCACCATAATCTCTGTAGGTTAATAGTTTATCTCTTACTTTAAATCCACATTGGTCTTGCATACCACCTGTAACATTAACGATGATTGGTGTTCCTGCCATCAATGATTCACAAGTTCCTAATCCAAATCCCTCATTACTTGCAAGATTCATAGTTACATCTGCAATGTTATATAGGTAATTCATTTGTTTGGCTTCTAACTTCTGTTGTGAGAATACTACATTGACCTCTGGCATTAAGTGTTCAATTAGTTTAGGTAAATCTGTTCCGTTTTGGTCTACGGGTTGAGTGTGCATTACATAAGTAACTCTACTTCTTTTCTCTGGTGGTAATTGATTTACAAAGTGTTGAAATGCCAACAATGAATCACCAACCATTTTTCTTCTGATATTTCTGTTCACATATAGTAAAACAAAATCATTAGGTCTGTTACCAATTACTTGATTCTTAAATTTTCTCATTTCCAATAACTCTTCTTTTTCTGTTATTGGATAAAAATCTTTTTCATTAATACCATGTGGTACATATGTTGAATCCCATTCTGTTCTTGGTTTATTTGTACACACATCTTGTACAATTGCATGAGTTTGTTTTGAAATATTCATAATCAAATCACAACTCTCATAAAAGAATTCATTATACTTTGGTGCAGGCCAATCATCCCAAATATTATAATAGAAGATAGGAATCTCTTGTCTTAACTCATGTTCCATGTGATATAACCATCCCCAAAATCTTGGGTCTGTATAGTGTAGAATTGCATCTATATTTTCAATTCTCATAACTTCTCTTAGTAAATCTGGATTACCATATCCACTCGTAGGATAGATTTTTAAATATGCATCAGTTACACCAGTCTCTTCAATCATGGTTTGATTCATATCTATTGCCTTACCCTCTTCAGGATGTTTGATAGCACCAGCGATTTGTACCCAATCGTACTTATCGATAGTTCCCATTACGATTTCTTTTGACATCGTACCAACACCAGATGACATTCTTAAATCATCTGATAATAGTAATATTTTTTTCTTCTTCGGTCTTGTTGAATCAACTGACTGTAACTTTGGTAATTTCATTGCCATTATAACCCTTATCGTTTATATTAAAATTTACTTCCACTCTGATGAAGATTTTGGTGTTCTAATATTTCTTTCCGAAACTCCTCATCATGTACGAATCTATCAAGTGTCCTATTCACTAATTTTTGTAGTGAGAACTCATTCTCGATGGTCTCGTTTTTAAATTTATTATATAACTCCGATATAACCTTGACCGAAGTTAATTTAACTTCATTCATATTCTAACTCCATATTGTATATATGTATATATAATAAGTATATACTTAGTCGAAAATAATCGATTTTTTATTTATTTTTTCTGCATATCTTAATGCAGATAAAGTTCCATTTGTTATTCGGTTTGAATCTGTAACAAATGCAACCACCTTATCACTATATTCGATTAAATCTTTGTTTCTTCTATGATAATGTCCTACATTATATGGTTTACCATATCTAAATGATTCTTTTACACAATGTATATTATGTGGTTCATGGTATGCAGGAAACTCTGAATACCTTATATCAAACTCAAGTGAATATTGTTTTGCATATTTATCAGAACCTTGTTTTGCACCACCACTTACTATTTCTAATTCATCTCCAAGTTCTTCTTTGAGTTTAAAAACAAACTCTTTTATTTTTCTTTTGTTTGTATAACCTCTACTACCTATAATCGCTATCTTCGCCATCATTCCTCTTTTGTTTTTTGACTGGTAATTGTTCACGATTAATAAAATCCCAAATACTTTTTGCCTCTTCTAATCCTTTGAGTATACCCTCTCTTGTACCATATCTCCATTGATACCTCCAATATGATACCATATTACCCTCATATAAATGTAATAAACTCTTTGGTATAAAATCCCATGTTGTAAAATCTCTTGAGTTATCAAAAAAATAAGGTCTTATCGTTGTAGAAAAATTTGAGTGTTCTGTAGATTGCCAATCATCTGTAAATTTTTTAACTTCTTTGGTTGATAACTCACCCTCACTATACCAAAAATAAATTTTAGATGGATTCATGACATTAAGTTTTTGACTAATTTCTTCTATCTTATCTAACTTAATGATATCAGGTAAATAAAATTTATATGTTTGTCTTATCATGTTTGTATCCTATCACATAGTTCTGGTTTATCTTTGAACTCACAATATCTACAATTTTTTGTTGATACATTTTTGAAATAATCTTTTTGTATCAACTGACCAGTATCATCAAAACAATCAGTTATAAACTCATCTAATCTATTCATAACTTTATTCAAACTTGGTTTACCACTCGCAGGTGAAAACACTTGTAACCTTTTTTGTGGATATTGTATATTCTCATACAATTTTCTCTTCAATATTAAATATTCAATATCTATTTTATCCTCTGGAATATCTCTCTGTTTTGAGAAGAATTTTTTATATAATAGTAACTGATTAGTTTTGTTTTTATCTGCCTTCTGCCACTTGTTCCAACCCATTGTGGAAGTTTTAATATCTATGATTCTTATTCTACCTGTCTTTTTATTATGAATAACAACATCCATAAATCCAACAAACTTCATCTCTTTAGGTAAATTAAAATCTATATCTAATTCAATACCTAATAATTCATGGTCTTTCTTTGGAAAGTAACTTCTCTTTCTTTTCAAGAATTCATTGATGATATTCAATCCATCATTATAAAATTCTTTCATTTCTTCAAGTGTTACATCGATAGGTTCTTCTGAGTTTTCTTTGGTTTGTTTGTAGTTCTCTTCCATTCTGTATTGAAGAATATCACCTAATGGTAATGAATCTGCAATTGCAACTGTCTTCTCGTAGTATGCAACTAAGTATGCCTGAATGGTTTCGTGTAATGCAGAACCAAAGATAGTATAAATGTTACCTCTGAATGTACCAAGTTTATCAAGGTAATTCAACTTCCACATTTGTGGGCATTTATCCCATTGTGAGAATTGACTGTAACTTATTTTGCCCATTTACCTCTCGCAACCACTTGTGCCATCACTCCGTAGTTTGAGATATCTGAATAACTATCTACCAAACCTTCATTCTCTAAAGAACCATCATCACCTCTCATAATCAAAGTTTTGATTCTCTCTACTTTATCATTAATCCTAAACCAAATACCCATCAAGGATAATCGTTTCTCTTCATCATTTTTTAGTTCCTGCCCTACTGCAATATTCTGTGGCCCATAATCATGTTGTTTGTGTAGGAATAATTCATATTGTTCTCTTTGAATCTTCTTGAACTCTTCCGTCATTTGTGGATATTGTTCTTCCATATATTCAACAACATCTACAACATCAACTGATTCTTTATGTGCATCTTCCATACTGAATGTAGGACTATCTTTTATAACCTCTTGCATATTTTTCTCCAATTTGATATGTTAGAATATAAGGCCAAAACCCTATATAAGTCAAGTATTTTTTTATTTAATTTTATCGACAATACCATATTCAATACATTTCTCTGCACTTAAATATGTATCATTTCGTTGAGTTAGTTCCCAAAACCTTTCATCTTTTTCAGTAACTTCTGCCATGATTTTATTGATTTCTTTTTGTAACTCTTTTAGATGGTCAACACCTTTCATAACATCTGTAGTTTTACCTGCCTCAAATGCTGAACCCTCGTGAACCATTACAGTTCCATGTGGTGAAATACTTCTCTCACCTGTACCACATGCCAACAATACTGAAGCAGCACTCATACAAGTTCCAATACAATGTGTGTTTACTTTTACATCTAATCCTCTGATATAATCCACTAATCCTAACATTGCATACACATCACCACCATATGAAGCAATATTCAAATTGATTGTTGTGTTTGGATTTGTTCTCTGTAAGTAATCCATTTTTACTATCGTAGAATACAGTGAATCTATATCAAATTCATAATTCATGTAAGTGGTATTTGTTAAAGAGTTCACACCCCACTCCATCTCTTTCATAAAAAATTGTTCTTCTTTTCTATAACTCATTACTTACTCCATATTTTTTTTAATTGTTTATCTTCTACCCCATATTTCATTATGATGGCAGTTACTTGTTCTTTAGTTAATAACTCTAAATGGTCTTCAACTTCTCTCGTACTACACTCAAAATAATCTGTTAAGTGTTCCATTGCCCATTTCTCAACTTTTGATTTCTTCTTCGATTTAACATACCGAAGAAATGTTCTACCTCTTGGAATTATATCGATATAAAACTGATATACATTTTTAGGAGCCAACTCCCAATACTTTTGTATCTCATTCACAACTTGAATCCATTCTGATTTCATACTAAGAAAACGATGAACCATGTAATTACTCCATGTCTTTTTATCACCCTCTTCAAGTGAATCCCAATACAATGTATTTTGTACATTTGTTATTTGTTTTATGTGGTCGAATAAACTCTTAGACATTTTAGAACCTTTAATATAAATAGGTTAGCAATCTCTGAAACCATCAAGAAATTTTTCTAACCATTCATTTTTTTTACAATCAATCGATAAGGTAATTCTATCTTCATCACCCTCATTAAACATACTATGGTTTAACCTTACATTAAATGTATGTATGTGTGCAGGTGCCATTCTAAAGTTTTTAAATCGTGGTTTAAATTTTTTATTAAAGGTGTAAAGTGTATGAGAATTTTCTTCTGTATATTCCTCTTCCATTTCACAATCAGTTACCCCAAACCAACAACTCTCATTTGTTTTTATTGGTATCTGAAACCTAACTATATCATCACCCATATCTCTGTCATTATGAATACCATATGATGTTCCTGCCTTTCTTCTCAACAATCTAAATGATGTTACCTCTGTTTTGAAACTATCGTATATCTCTTTGAAATAAGGTGTTTTACTTATTATACCAGTGTATGGTAGATTATTATAATGGTCATTACCACTTTCAGGTAATGATATTGCATGTCCAAATGCACCATCCTCATACTTACCATAAGTTTCTGCCATAAACAAATCGTTTTTTAATCTTATTAAATCGTACTCTGGCCCGATTTTCCAACCAGTACTCCATGCATGTCTACTCATCTTCTTTCCTACTTAAAATATCTATTATATCCTCATACCACAAAATTCTGTGATTAGGATGTTTCTTTACCAGCTCAGTCATTAAATCATTTGCCTCTTTGATTTCTCTTATAGATAATTTACTTACACCATGATTCCAAATACGAGCATCCTCTTTCTCAAGTATTGTATTTAATAACTTACCATATGAATTTGCTTGTGCAGTTACATCTCTTCTTTTTAACAAGAATACCATATCTGCGTAATCTAAAATTTCATTTAAATAATCTTTACTCTTTACATAATCACACTTCATACTTTTCCATTTAGATTTTTCCATAAACTTTTCAAATCCCATTGAATCAATAGTGTTCTTATGTTTTTTAAAATTAGGTTCATTCCAAAACTCTTGACCTGTAATTTGTTCTAAGGTTTTTTTAAAGTTAGTGGAACCAACTCTCCAATGTGATAATATTACTATGTTAGGCATTTCATCTCCTTACATTGAAAACACTCACCACAAATTTCACTCTCTCTACACCACCAAACTTTTTCTTGTATTTCTTTTCCTAATAAATTCCAACACTCTTCTTTGGTGAATTTTTTCAATGGTGTTGTTAATTTTATTTGATGGTCTGTATAAACATCGTTTTCATTACAGGCATCAATCATTGTATATAAAGTTTTTAAATTTTTTGGTGAATCTTCATCAAATGAATCTGTTTTAGTAAACCCAACTGCAACTTCATCATATTCCTTTTGATAGGCAATTCTCATACCATCAACCAAACATATAAATACATCACCAAGTACACTTGCATACTGAACTGAATTTGTAAACTTAAATGATTTTATTTTTTGTAATATTGGTTCAATACTTGTTACTGCCTCTTCCTGTCTTTTATTTAAATCTCCACGATTTAACAACTTTAAATAATGAGCATGAACCTCACAATTTGTTTGTTCTAAATGCCATTTTAAAAGTGCAGTAGAATCAACTCCACCACTCCATAATATTAATACTTTATACAAAACAATCTCCCTCAACTACAACAATTACAGTGTATCTATCAGATTTAGTAAATTGTTGAACATGATGTGCAGCGAATGCAGGAAATAAAACAAGTCTACCCTTTTTAGATGGGATGGTATCCCTAAATATTGTTAATCCACCACCCTCATAATCATCGTTTAAAAATATTATACCAGTTACTTTATGTGTAGTATCTGTAGTGTCAAAATCTGAATGAAAAATAGTACCTGATTCAAACTTATCTACATTATAATATAATCCTTTTATGTATCTAACTCCATCTAATTTAAATTTCCAATATAAAGTATTTGCCAATTTAGTAGAAACCCAAGCTCTTTCTTCAATTTCTTTATCTGGTATAACACACTTTTTATTATCATAACTTTCTCCATGAAAATCATAAAATTCATTACCATCAAATCTTTTGTCTACACCATTTTCATCGATATACTTCATCATATCATCACATTCTTTTTCCGATAAAAAATTATCTTTAACTACACTCCATCTAAAATTTGGATTTGGTTTAGACAAAATTATCTCCTATATAAAACTCTTGTATTGAATATCGTGGACCTCTTTGTACATGAGAAACTCTATGCGATAGAAATGATGGAAAAATAGTGATGGTTCCTTTTTTCTTTGGTACTGTTATCCATTTTTCATTTTTATCTTTCATACCAAATTGTAAATCACCACCCAAATAATCATCGTTCAACATAATAATACCTGTAAGTTTTCTTGAATATAAATCTTCACCATCAGTATGGTTCGTATCTATGTGCCAAGTATAATGGTCACTGGTATCATATTGTATATATTTTAATTCACCCTCTGGTTTATCAATATGAAATTGAAATGATTTTTCATTAACAATTTTAACCATAGTGTACATCTTATCTTGTAACCAACTCCAATCTAATTTTGGATTACTTCTATAATCACCTGGTTGTTCTAACAAATAACTTTCTTTTGTTTTTCTGATTGAATCAATCATATGATTATCTTTATCTTCTGCTGAATCATCAACCACACAACCACCAACAATATTTTCAAAAGCGTTCACTTCATTAATAATACCTAAACATTGTCCCTCATCTAATAGTGGTATTTGAACATATAAATTTTTCATCGAAAAGTATTACCCTCCAACCAAGTTATAATTGAATATCGTTTACCTTTGGTTAATGGTGCAACTCTATGTGATAAGAATGATGGAAATACTAATAAACAACCTTTATCTCTATTACCTTTAAGTAACCCACTACCCTCTGTATCAGTTAAACCAAACTCAAAATCTCCACCCTCATAATCATTACTATCTGATAACTGAATAATACCAGTAAGTTTTCTCATGGAACATTCATGTCTACCATAATCGGTATGCCATTCATATCTACCACCAATTCCGTATTTCAAGAATCTAAGTTTATCTAAACCCTCTACATCGTAATTAAAATATTGTATGTTTGCTATTTTTAAGGCAGATTCTATTTTGTTAAATAGTGCCTTGTCATCGAATGGTTTATTAATTCTATCAAAAATAATATCCTTGTTAAGTGTCTTCCTAACATTTTTATTAATAGTACCACCTTCATAATCACCTACTAATTCACCCTCTGTTAAATCTTCAGTGTCAAGTGATTTGATTATTTTATCACATTCTTCGTTACTTAGAAAGTTTTTTCGATATATAAGAAACTCAAACTTATCATTTTTTTTCATCTATCCTCTTAGTCTTTTCTTGGTAAATTATGAACCAATATATCTGAACTGAAATATGTATCAATATCCTCTACATCTAATGAATAAAATGTGACAGGATTATCTACGAAAGTATCCTCTTTTGAAACAATTGTTATCTCATTACCATCTTTATCAAATAACTTATCACCAGGTTGTAAATCCCAGCCAGGTCTGAAACGGTAATTATTACTACCAGAATCAAATACAAATGTTGATGCCAATTGATGTCTTTGATATTGTTGATTATTACTTCCACTAATTGTATAGTAGAAAGATGCTTCAGATTCATTTTTACCTACAACAACTGAACCACTAAAGAAACTACCATCTAAATCATCGGTATTCCAATTAGCAAAATTTAAATCTGTATTTGGCATTCCAATTGGTTGATATGATTTAACTACATCACCAACTTGAATATCTTGAATTTCTTTTGTAGAACCATCATACATACGAATTTCACTTCCACTTATTGAACTTGCACCTTGATATGAATGTAGTGGCCAAACAGCCCAACCATCACTTCTATTGTCTGGTTCTATCAAATGTGATTTGTATGGATTATAAAAAGAAGCAAGTATTTGAGTATCTTCTGGTGTTAATAAAGTTATACACCTACCCATACCGAGATATTTTTTACCACTACTCTCACTACCAGAACTAATTATAAATTTTTCGGATATCATACTTTTACCAGTTGCTGCAGAACCCTCTGAACCAGTAACATTTAACCAATTCCATACCATCGAACTTGATGGTTCTAAATCTGAACGATATGAATTTAAGAAAATACTACCACTCATCTTTACTGAAAATGATGCATCAAATTGGGTTGTCTTACTAACATAATCTGGCCAATCACCAATTCCCTCACCTTGAGTTTTTGATGATGAAACATATACTGGGATTAAACTTGAACTTACTGGTGAAGTATTTAAAAGTCTTCTAAATTCTCTTTTATCATATGAACTACTTGCGATTGAATATAAATTATCATTTACATTACCTGGTGAATCAAAAAATAAATGAAATGTATTAGCATGTTCATCCGTACCTCTCATATCCATGTATTGTCTTTCATTAATATCAGCAGTATTATTGAAAGAACAACTAATATTATTTGCTGCAAAACTTGAAGATATATATGGTCTTTGAGTCATAGGTGGATTTTCACCAAATGGATGACGATTTGCATCTGAACCATATATCACCACATTATCAAAACTTTGTGTTGCTGCATAATTTGATATATAAGTAAATAACTCTGGTTCTGTATCAGTTGTCTGTGCAGTAAATAAGTTAGTGTTATTTTCAAAGAATTTTATTTCATCAGTACCATTCTCGATAGTAAAATCTATACCACCAATTATGGCTGCTCTACTTTTATTTGGCCAACCACCTGCACTACCTGTTATGTAATTCCAAAATGATTTACTTCTTGATTCTACATCAGATTTTTGTTTATAGTTTTTAAATTGTTCTTTTGTAATTGTGGGCATTTAAATCTCCATTTTATCAATAATAAATATCATTTATTGTAATAAATCTACAATATTTCCTTTCAATCCATTTTCTTTTAATGCATGTAATAAAGCTATTTTATTCCATATTTCAATATCAAATATCAGATGAGTATAACCTTGACCATACAAATATTTGAATCCTTGTTGAGAAATAGAATAATCATTTATACCACGATAATCCTTATCAATCCAAATATTATAACCATACAATCTTTTATCACCAAATTGCATAACAAGTTCAGATTCAGAATAACTTGGTGTATTGTAAATAGGGCAACCATTTTTATCCCATGATTTAAATATTTTACTACCAGCCCACAACCAAGATATAATTCTCTCGCCATCAGTAATATACATAAACTTATCACCATTTTTAATTCTAAAATCAAAATCTGATTCTGTCCACATACCATCATAATCATCAATGTCTTTATTAAATAACTCTAATTGTTTATTGAGATTATCTGGTTTACCAACTTTGAAATTAGGATTTAGTTTTACATTTCGTTGATGATAAAGATTACATTCAACTCGTATTAATTTTTCTTTACTACTTTCCATCCACTCTTCTTCACTATATTATCACTTCTACCTGTCCAATAAAAGAACTCACCATCGAATCTAAATATATCGTTAGTATCATAATAATCTCCATCATAATTAGATAACATTGCATTCCCTCTTAAATGTAAAGTTTTATCCAACATAATATCCCAACCACTTAATCTTCTTAGACCAGTATGAACTTTATCACCTTTAGTAAAATCAGTTCCAAAAACAATTGGTACACACTCAGTAGAACCATATCCATGCATTACTTTTTGTACACCCAACTCTAACATAAACTCTATATCATCTATTGATGTTTCTTCAGCACCTATTAACATATGTTCTATTCCACTTAAATCTGGTCGTAATCCACTTTCTTTTAACATTCTTACCATTGTAGGTATTAATATTAATTTTGTAGGTTTCTCTGATAACATCTCAACAAAAACTTCTGGTGAGAATTTATTATCAAATACTTTACCACCAACTTGTTCTAATGGAACTGCCATAATGTAAACACCAATAGTATGTCTTGGTATAAAATTCAAAAGTACATCTGATTCTTTTAAATCAAATAACTTTATATTTCTATCAATAGCATCTTGTAAAGATTCTTTTGTATGTAATATATCCTTTGGTTCACCTGTAGAACCAGTGGTTTTAAACTTCACTTTTACCCCACTTGATAATATTCCAAACTCTTTCATGAACATAATGTGTAACAATAAATGCAATGTTACTATATATTGTCCACTCTAAAGATGAACTATTATCTAATCCTAAGGCCTTTCCTATAAAGAATAGTACTATGAAAGAATAAACTCTCCAAGTAATTGTTTTAACAATACTTCTTCGTTTGCTATCACTTTCATTTAATCTATCCCAATTAACACGATTCCAAATATATTCATGTATAAGATAACTTACAAACCCTATCGTATAACTTGCAACTACTAATTTCAATGCAAATCCACTACCATATCCTAACAGAGAAGATAGTAAAAATATCGAAAGTAATCCTGCAGTTCTATAACTTAAGGTTTTAACTATTGTTCTGTAATTTTTATCCATTTATGCTCCTTGTTGAATTTGACTCATCATATTTTTTGGTATTGAACCACAATTACCACACGCGAATACTTGTATTGGTACTATTGCCTCTTTACCTGTTGGACTCATTAATGCAGATATTCTCTTCAAAAAGAATGATTGTATGAAAGATGCGTTTCCACACTCCTCACATTGAATCGTATCTGCTTTTGAAATATCTATTTCTTGTGGTGGTTCTTGGTATTTTCTATCACTCATTTTATCTTCCCTATTATTTCTATGAACATTGCCATAATGTTAATTTCTTTATCAACAACTACCGCATCTGATTGTTGGTATTGTGCAAGTACTAATATACACTCTGCTACATGTCCTCTACCCCAGTCATCAACAGTGTCAAATAATAATCTGAACAAATCAGAAAAATCTGTCACTTTTGAATCTGCAAGTAATTGTCTTATATTTTTAAACGAATTCTTTTTATCTTGTGTTTTTAAGATTTCTAACACTTGGTTCTTGTAATCACTTTGGATACTCATTCCCTCATCAATAACTAACTTGTTATCAACCACCTGTCTTTGTGCAGCATTGATTACTCTTCTGATATCTGGATAACCACCATTCACTATTGTTACGATATCTTCTATCTCATTTGTAACATTCTCTTTAGTTAAGATATTACCCAAATGAACTGCAACTTGTTTTCTATCTGGTGGTATAATCTGAAATGATTGACACCTTGATTGTATTGGGTCAATGATTCTCTCAACATAATTACAAGTTAAAATAAACCTACAATGTTTTGAGAATGTTTCCATTAAGTTTCTCAATGCAGCCTGAGCATTTGGTGTAATGTAATCACACTCATCCAAGATAATAACTTTCATCTCTTGGAATCCGAGTGTTGAGGCAAAGTTCTTAACCTTATCACGAACCACCTCTACACTATTTTCATCCGATGCATTGATATATAGATAATCACAATCTATATTATTAACAAGTAATTTAGCGAGAGTGGTTTTACCTGTACCGGCTCTTCCAAACAATAGAAGATGTGGTAAATCTCCACTCTCAAGATACAACTTGACCTTACTCTTCAAGTGGTCGTTTCCGATGTAAGAATCAAGCGATGAAGGCCGATACTTTTCAACCCATAATGTATTTTTTATTTCTTTTTCCATATCCAAATTGGTTCTCCAAATGCTGTGTTTTGTGTTTCTTGTGTTTTTTCTTTTAGTTCTTCATTAAAATATTCACTCTTGGCATTTCCTGCACCACCACTATTGAATCGTTTAGTCATTTCCATTCCTATACAACCATAGTATTCCATACCTTGTGATTTCAAATAATCATTCATTGGATTACAGATTTCTAAATAACCCTTATCTGGTGCAGAATATACATCTGAAATATTAACTGCAATTATACCATCTTTCTTTAAAGTAAATATCAACTTGCCAAGTGTAGAATGCAAAAAATCTTCATTCCATCTATCAATATTTGTATATCGTTTATAACTTTGTGTATCCTCATCCGAATACTTTTCAATATTAAAATATGGTGGTGAAGTAAAAATTGTATCGAAGTAATTTTCATACTTAGTATAATCTACATCTTCTGCAGGTGAACAAATCAATTCTACTTCTTTTGGTTCTTCAAAAAATGTTTGATGTTTTTTATAGAACTCAACTTGTTTCTGATAGTTTGGATGGTTGTTTGTGTTTGGGTCAATCCCAACGAATGATTTTGTTGTCTCTCCACAATAAAACCCAGCCAACCTATCACCCCAACCAGCAGAAAAATCGAGTACATTAACACTTTTAAAATAATCATAAAATCCTTTCGCGATACTTGGTTTGAATTGTGATGCCACATATTTTCTTAATGTGGTTGCCATTCTAATACTTTGTAAATCAACCTTTGTTAATACTTGTTCTAATGTATAGAATGCCCTAACAATTGTTTTGATTCCTTTTACTGTCTGCCATGTTCTCCAACCACTCGGTGTTCTCACCCAATCAACTTTCCATCTATTCTCTATATGAAATCCATTTGATGCATTGTTACCTGAATTATCTTTCTTGAAATATAAATCAGTTAGTGGATAATTATATTGATTTTCATTTCTTGGAAACCATTTACCCTCAACTAAAATATCATTAAACTGAACACCCTTTAATTTATTCAAACTCTTTAGTGTGTCCTCTTCTGATATCTCTGGTATTGGACATGGATATGTATGTAGACATTCTGATAACTCTTGTATCACATCATCTTTTTCATAAGTTTCCATAATCATTTGCCACTCATCTTCAGGTATATAAAGATAAGGTTTCATATTATAAAACTTCTTAAAATATTCTTTTACACTTTTTTCCATATCCAAATAGGTTCACAAAATGTTTTATCTTTTGTTGTTTCAGCCAGTTCCCTCGTTTCATCTTTAAATCGTTCTTCTGCAGCAGTTCCTGCTCCACCACTATTTGGTCTCTTTGCCATCTCCATACCAATACAACCTTGATACTCTGAATCACCAAATGTACTTATGAAATCATTCATAGGATTACAAATCTCTAACCATGTTTTTCCATTAGTACCCATTCGTTTTATCTTGGCTCCACTACTTGCATAAACATCACTAATATTTACTAATAAATGTCCACCACTTTTTATTGAAGGCCAGATTTTTTCTATTGTTTTTTGTAAGAACTTTTCATTCCACTCATCAATAGTTTTATATCTAACCCAACTCTGAGTATCATCATAACTATATCTCTCAACACTAAAATAAGGTGGTGATGTGAAGACTGTATCATACATATTTTCTCTGTATTCAAAATCCTCTGCAGGTATTTCTACGAACATACTCTTTTTATCAACCTCAAACATAGTTCTATGTTTTTCATAAAATTGTTTCTGTTCTTCATAGATAGGATGATTTTCTTTTCGTGGGTCTAACCCAATATAAAACTCTCCTGTCTCACTTGCATAGAATCCAGCCAATCTATCTCCCCATCCTGCTGAGAAATCTAATATACTTTTACTACCCAATTTATCATATAATACCTTGGCAACATTTGGTTTGAATTGAGAACAAATATACTTTCTCAAACTCAACATGATTCTTAAGTTACCTGCATCAATCTTTGATAACTTAAGTGAATATGCAGAACCCATCAAACTTATCATATATTTTTCTGTTTCCCAAGTTCTCTTTGGGCCTGGGGCAATTGTACCATCAACACTCCATCTATTTTTTTGTTGGAAATAATTACTGGCAGCATTACCTGTATTATTTCTTCTGAAGTATTGTTGTTTACCTTCCCAAGTTAAATCATATTTGTATTCAGTTCCCTCTCGGGCAAACCATTCTCCCTCAATGAGAATCTCATTGTGTCTCATACCCTTTAATTTCCGAAGAGCCTTTAACGAATCTTCTTCAGAAATATCGGCGTAAGGAATGGGATAATCCATCGCAACTTTTGCCAAAGATTCTTTTACATCATCTTTATCGAAAGTTCTTTTGATGTATTCCCATTCCTCTTCACCAATAAAGAGATATGGTTCCATGTTTTTGAACTTGTCAAAATACTCTAAATACATTAATTAACTTGTTGTGTTGCTACTAAGTAGTACTCCGAATAGTAATCATCAATATTAAAACTGATAGTTGCAATACCTTGTGAACTCACTTTAAGAACTGCCTTTTGACATTCTTTATTTGCAGTTAAGATATTTGCAAACATTGTAGCATTAAATGATACAACATCTATATCACCAGTCTTCTTACCCGTAACTGGAATTGTAACTCTGTTTGTTGCAACATTACTAAATCCAATAATCACTTCCACATTTTCACCATTTACAGCAATTGTAAAAGTATCTGTATCAGGTAGAGCACTTTTACCACCAATAAATGTATTGATGAATTGTGAATCAATATCGAGTTCTAAATCCCACTCACTCGGAAGATTTTTCAAATCTGGTGGTGTAGGTATTACAGATAAATCACTCAACATATATTTTGATTTAGTTCCGTTACTATCTTTCATTTCAGCACTAACGAATTTATCACCCATTTGTGCGAAATCGACTTCAACATCTTCACCCAAAATTTTCATCAAAGAAACAAATTGACCAGTGTTATAAACACCGACTGTAGATGGGTCTATATCAGTAAAATTACTTAGTTTTACAGAACCAACTAATGATTTGTCTCCACTTATAAATCTCGTGGATAGAGAGTTTCCATCACTTGTCCACTTAACAGATTTGATTTCTCCGCCAAGTGTGTATTTTTCTATGAATCGCAATAATGCAGATTGTTTCATAACCATTTTCTCCTATTATTCATTATTTAATTATCTCTATATATACATATATACAAGAATTCCCAAAATCAAAAAAATCTTTCAATACTTTGTTGTTTATCTACAACATCTGTCCAACCCATAGATTTGTAGAACATACCAATCTTTTTATCCATTGCCTGTTCAAACATTCTATTATGGTCAATATATTTTTTGATAAAATCTAAAATTTGTGGTGGGTCTTCCCAACCTTTATAACCTATGGTATCAAATCCAAACTCGTTTTCTTTTAAATACACCCATTTAATTTTATTACCATTTCCAATCTTCTCATATTTTCTACCCTCAAACCAATATTCTAATAATGAGTTATAGTTTATTGCTGCCTTTACATGGACAGGTGCACCCTTTTTATATTTACTGAATGGTGAATCTTCATCATGTTCAATATACTTACCAATACCTTTTACACCGATTGGATTTGCCATAACATCATAATGTAACATACTCATATTTCTTTTGAACTTACTGATTCTCTCATCGATTTGTTCTTTAGGAACATTGGCCAATATATCTTCCAACACATTACTTAATAACTCTTTCATGGCAACTGCAAAATTACTTCTGACTGTATCCAAACCTTTAACATGAATCTTATCACACTTTCTACCTGCATCATTTATGATTCGTAATCCATATCGTTTCTTGGTAATGAATAATCCAGTCTTTGCAACTACCTCTTGTTTAATATCAAATACATGGTCATCAATATTCAAGAACTTCTTGGCAAAGTAATTGTAACTCTCATTCAGAAAATCTTGTACCTCACCACATATCTCCATAATTCTTTGTGTCATCATCACTTCTGATAACTTCTCATTTGGAAATCTCTTTTCAATTAATGGAACGGCAGAGGCAAAAATAGAATCGGTATCTATGTATATAACATAATCATCTTTATCTCCAAGTTCTTTGTTATAAAAATGATTGGTTATTTTCTTACTGAACTTAATTAAGGCTTGACCAGTAGATGTTGTTGCCTCTGCGTTATCCAAATCATAAAATCTAAATACAGGTAATCCCAATACACCATACAAGGAATTCAATAGAATCTTCTGTAGGTATTGTCTTCTATCAAAGTATTCTTCTTTTTGTTTATCACCTTGTTCATGAAATTTCTTAACAAGTTTTCTCATCTCAACTCTTTCATTGAACCACTTAGTTAGAAGTGCAGGAATCAATCCTTGTTTATCTGTACGATACATAATACCATTCGATGATATACTTAATCCTGTCTCTTCTAAATACTTTCCAAAATCTTTATTACTAATTGTATCAATCTTTTTACCATCTCTATTTTTTAGTGTATAGGTTTTTACTAAATCTTTTTTCAAGAACTCTTCTGCATCCCACCCATCAACTTTACCAACCTTTGTTTCTGGTGAAATATTTAGAGAACGAATTACACTTGGATACATACTTGTGATATCCAAATCATAAACCCAATCGTGTCTACCTTGTTGTGGTGATTGAACATATGCACCTGCAAACTTATCATCATCACTTCTTTTATAAACATTCTTTGGTTTATTAGGTGCAACCACTCCAATCTTTTTCAGATAAACTAATATTGCACCCTCAAGATATCTTGAACTCATCATCACATCTTCATAAGGTACATGACCAAGATGTGCTATACCTCTTGCAATACCAATGTAATCTAACTTCTTATCTAACTCAATTAAGATTCGTACATCTCGAATATTGTAATCTATGAATGTCTGTAAATCTTTTTCATATAAATCATTTAGTGTTCCCTCATACGAAACCTTTTTCATACCCACTTCTACTTCACCAATATAATCTAATCTATAACTTGATTGTTGGATTGGTGAGAACTTACGATACAATGTAAGATAATCTAAACAACTAACACCTGCAATATTATGTTTCTTTTTGTATTCATTATAATATACATCACGAATTGGTGATAACATATCTGCAACTGGTTTACCTAATACATTTACGGTACGATTATATAAATAAGGAATATCGAAAAACTCTGAATTCCAACCACTCAAAATATGTGGTTGTATCTCTGCATACTTCTGATAAAACTTTGTTAGTAAGTCATGTTCACTTGTAAATAACTCAACTATCTCATCATCCTTTTCATAGTTCTGAATAGTTCTTTTTTCATCTAAGGTATAACAATAATACTTTTGTATCATTTCATCATAAAACGCAATCGAAGTTATTTTCTCATTGGCCTTCATAACATCAGGAAAACCATCCACTACCTCTACCTCGATATCAAAAAATAAAGTTCTGATTCCCTCACTTACATCATCGGAATCAGTATATTGGTCTACTAAAAATCTTGTTGTGATTGGAACATCACTTTCGAATAAATTGGGGTCATCATTATCCCATTGAGTTACTTTCTTTACTTTATCACCATCTAATGTATAATGTAAACCAGTAGAGTTTTTAACATAGGCATACTTTCTATATGGAACAATTAGATGTCCTTTTAAATCATCCCAAACATGGATTTTGTTTTTTCTCTTTTCGTAATGAATTGCCTGATACAAATAAAACCTCTTTAATATAAATAGATTAAAAAAATCTGAAAACTTAAATTATTTTTGTAAGTGGGGGGAAATAAATCCCCCCATAATTACAATTAGAAATTAACAGTAACTCCAATGTTTGCATATCTTGGTGTTCCTAAGAATACCTCAGCGTTATGTGGAGCGTGTACTTTATCACCCCAACCATTGTATTTACTATTATCAACTGCATCTTGTATAAAGATATCATCAAGAGCATTGAAGATATGACCTGTTAAGGCAATATCGTATCCCTTGATAGGTAATTTATATGATGCATGTAAATCAAGTTTTGAGTAACCTGGAGCTTCCCAAACTTGTGCTCTATCGGCATCACCCTCAACCTCACGAGATTCAGGTGACCAATCAGCGTAGTTTCTATCATATGTTTTGTATAGTGCCTGTAATCTTAAACCTTTAATTGGTTTGTATGTCAAACCTAAGATATAAGATGTTTGTGGCATATCACCAACATATAATCCGTCAAGTGCATAAGAGTATTCTGTAGTAGTTACACCAATTACTTGGTTATTATCATTATACTCTTGTTCTTGGTAAGTACCATCTGCATCACCATCGAACTTCCAATTACCATATGAGGCAATAAAATCAAGTTCAATTTTATCAGTAGGTTTCACTTTTGTTTCAAGTTCTAACCCTTGATGTTTTTGGTTAACACCTGTTAGGAAGATAATATCAGTATCACCTGATGAACCTTGACCTGTTTGTACAGATTTAGTAAGGTTTCTATCTTTCCAATCAGTGTCGTATGCACTTACTCTCACACCAACTTTTTCAGTACCCCAATTTACACCAACCTCATTATGTAAGAATTTCTCATTATCTGGGTCGGTTGCAACGGTACCATCATAGTAGATAACATTATCTAATATTGGAGCCTTTTGAACATATCCACTATTAACGAATAGTCCAAGATTCTCATTTACATTATATAATGCACCACCTTTAACTTGGTATGTTGAGATTGGGTCTGCTTTAACATGATTATCAATTTCATTACCATTTTCATCTACATTAACCGCGAAATGGTCTTCGTATGAATATGTAATACTTGATATTCCTGCCATACCATATAGATTTAATTTATCAGCAGTGTAATTGAATTGACCAAATCCACCAATCCAATCTACTGTGGTTTCATTATGATATGCAATGATATCTCCGAGTTTTACTACTTTACCCTCTTCAAAATTATCATCTGCATAATCAACATAATAATCACCACCTAATAAATCACGAACTTCACGAGCGTGTTCTATACGAGCAGTTCTCCAATCAATACCTGTTTGTAATTCTAACTCATCATTAACTTTGTAATTTAGTTTAGAAATCAAACCATATGTATTCTGTCTGTTGATAGAGTTTCTCAAAATACCTGTTGAACGATTTTCTGATACTGAGAAGTTCTCATCGATGTTATCAGAATTCTGAGCAATTTCAGCATTCCAATCCCACATCCACGGTGAACTTGCATACCATCTTTCTCCCTCAACTGCTGGTGTTCTTGATACACTACCATATGTACCAGTACCACCACCTGAACCACCACTCCAATATGCGACAGATGATATTCCAATCTTATCGTTAATTGTTAAAAAGTGATTTAGGTTCACTAATGGTTTATGGAAGAAGTTTTCTCTTTCGTTCAAGAAGTTTTTAGAGAATCTGTCTGTTGTTCTTGCACCATACATATACCAATATTGTTTACCTGTATATGATGGGTCAACTGGTGCCCAATTCTGATTGTAAAATCTACCAGCTTCAGTTTCGAATTTGTTACCATCTGCAAATGCATCGGTATCATATCCATCAATACTACCAGCTAACTCTTGTGAGTATGTAGCAATATTCTGTTTGTATAGATTTTGACCATGTCTTTGTGGAGCACCGACTGCATAAAGCTCGAACCTTTGGTCTTCACTTACTGCATAACTACCACCAAAGTAGTATGCCCAAGCATCAGTCCAAGTTCCATCGATTATTCCATCACCAGTTTTACGAACTATCGTTCCACTCAAAGCCAACTTGTCTCCAATTAGACCTGTGTTGTAATTGAAAGTAGTTTTAAGAAAACCACCTCCACCTGCTTCTTGTTTGAACTTTCCACCTTTCTCAAAAGATGTTGGGTCGGTTATGATATTCATTGTTCCACCGATTGATGGTGTTGCTAGGTTTACTGCTGATAGTCCTCTTTGAACCTGAATAGATGATGTAGCATCTCCTACTCCGTCCCAGTTAGACCAGTATACCCAACCATTTTCCATATCATTTTGTGGAACTCCGTTTATCATCACTGCAACATTTCTTTGATTAAAACCACGAATGTTGATACGAGCATCACCCGCACCACCACCTTGTTGAGTTGCATATACACTTGGTGTTGTGTTAAGAATCATTGGAATATCTTGAGAACCAAGACGAATTTCCATTTCTTCTTTACTAACATTAGTGTATGCAACAGGTGTTGTTTCAGATGCACGAGATGCTAACACCTCAACATCTGATAGTCCCAAGTAACTAAGTTCTAATACGAAGTTAACACTTGAAACTATATCTTCAACAACTACTGATTTAGTTACTGAAGAAAACCCTATGAAAGAAGCAGTTACATCATATGTACCTGATGGAACATCGATTTTAAAAGCACCATCTTTATCAGATACTCCTCCTAATTCAGTTCCTACAACTACGATATTAGCTCCCTCAAGTGGTTGTGAGTCAACATCAGTAATAACTCCAACTAAAGATTGTGCGAACAATCCCGTCATCATCAATACTGATGCAATAAGATTACGATATTTCATAATCATCTCCTTGTTGTTTACTTGTGAATGACACATTTTTATCCTGGTGTGTCGCCTGCCAGGGTATGTGAAAGTCTTTAACCATTCGTATACTCTTGGTCATCGTTATCACCTGCGGTCGGTGTGATTTCTTCTATATCACAAAAATCACCATCACAGAATTTCTCAACATTTGCCTCTTCTGCTTTGATTACACCGAATGATAACTTCCCAAGTTTTTTAATCTGTTTATTATATTCTTTCTCATCTATTGCCTCATATGGCATTTGTGGATATGCACCCCAATCATGTCTTGGTAGTAGTGATATACCCTTTAGATGATATTGATAATAATTCAACACATTTGGTATCTGTTCACCCTCTGTTTCAGGATTAAATGTAACCGTACAACTAACTTGGTTATCTGCCCAATGTCTTTGTAGGAAAGCAGCGAGTGAGAATTGTTCCCATATACTCAACTCTTCAGCAGTTCTGATTCCCTCACCTACATCAACTGGTATCTCAACAACTAATGTGGAATCTTCAGAACCAAAAGCAGGTTCGATTTTATAACCTGCTTTTTTCAATGGTTCTACTAAATCCGAATTAATTGATAACCTAATTCTTCTAATATAAAATCTTGATTCTGGATAATGAAGACCAGGTGTTGCTCCAGCCAATAATGATACTGTACCACTTGGTTTGACTGATGTCGTTTTAATCGATTTTGGAACTGCAAACCAATCCGAATATATCTTATCCCACTCTTGGATTGTATCATAACCACCTTCTAACCAATTTCTGAATTCGTGTAACCCACGATTAGTAATAAACTGAGCAACACCACTTACACTACAACCGATTCTACGATTTCTTAACATCACTCTGTTTGTATCACTCCAATGTGTTCTACCAAGAGTTACTGTCTTAGCATAAAGGTATGCATATTTTAAGGTTCTTTGATAGTCTTCTAATGAATCATGGTTTGCTGGAAAGGTTTCTACTAAACAACATAATTCATATGATTCTAATGATTGTTCCAAACATGGATTACCACCCATTACTCTATGGTCTTTATCATCACCACCATTTTTCATTCTTGAATAGTGTCTCATATTATCTAACCATGCAAAACCTGGTTCACCATTATCAACAATTCTTTTTGCTGCCTCAGTATAATCCATACCAAGTTCTGCAAATATACTATTGTTTGATGTCCACCCATATTGTTCTCTATGTGGATTAACCTTATAGTTTTTTAAATCTAAATATTCATCTGAATGTGGGTCTCCAAATACAATCTCAGCAGTTCTTCTAACATTACCTGCCACAACACATTTACCAATTAGATTCATAATATCTACAATGGTTGTGATTGTGATTGGATTACCACTATTACCATCTAATACTTTTCTAATATCTCCATGAACCTCTTCTAATGGTTCTGGTCCACTTGATACTCCACCAAAACCTTTAATTGGTTCTCCTGCCAATCTGATTTTACTATAATCAAATTTAACTGGTGCCTGACCATGAAAATAACTTTCTAATAATAATCTTAGAGATTCTACCCAACCCTCACGAGTATCTGGTATTTCATAAACTTGTTCTTCTCTATTTTCATCAACACCTTTAACAATTATTTCCCCCGCTCCTTTGGTATCAAATCCTACTCCAACACCCAACATACTTGCATCCATAAGGAAACAGAAAGGTTTTGAATAATCTTCTTTGATTGTTTTAGTGGATACGAATGCACAATTGTTTAGTGCTGCATATAATCCTTTTTCTTCTGTGATTGGTGTTCCCATTGCCCACAAACCACGACCTGGTGGTAAGAATTTCATGTTAAAAATTCTATCATACATATCTTGAGCACTCTTTTGTGCCTGCCATGGATTCCAACCTAACTGATGTGATTCAATATGATTCATTTGCATAGAGTAAGTTCCCTCTACAACCCTTTGAACAGTCTCCCACCATCTCTCATTTTTTCCATCTTCTTTAATTCTTGAATAGGTTCTCATGTAAACCAATTCACCTAACCCATTGAAACCGAATGGTGCCTTTTTTCTTTTGTACTTCGATATGAAGTTTTCTGATAACTTAAATTTATGTTCTCCCATTTTGAAACTAACTCCTTATGTTTGTATTTGCATTCCTATTATATGTATGATATATATAGTGGAATATTAACGAATATATATAATTTTTTAGAAGTTTAAAAAGATTTTCTTCGAAGTTTTATTCAAACCCCTCACCATCAAAATCTTTCTTCTTCTGTGCCAAGGTTTTTCTAATATATTCGTCTGCATTATTCATTTTACCTTGTACTTCTTTTCCGCCTTGAGTGTTGGTTTCATAAATCTGAATGAAACCTGTATTGGTGTTTATGGTTGCTGGAAAGGTTATTCCATCTGGTCCAAATCTATTTTTGATAACATGAAAACGACCTGTGTTTGCTATTTTATCTTCTACTTTTCTACTCATACTCATAACAAAATCTGCTGTCATCACTTTACTATAATCTTCACTAACCTTCTCCGCACCAATCACATCCTCTTCAAGAGCAGAACGATTTGCCTGAGATGCTGTCCATACTGGAACCTCAAACTCACCTGCCATACCTCTTAACTCCTCATAAATATGTCCTAACTGATGTCGTTTTTCGTTAAAGTGTTGAGTGGATTTCATAATATCTGCATAATCCACAATCACCATATCTGGTTTAATACCTCTCATCTCACATTGTTGTAAATGTGCTGCAATAGTATTTACACTCGCGGTTCTTGTTGGATAATATTTTATTATCAACTCACCCTTTAACTTTGAAATTTTTTGTTGTACTTCTTCTTTATAATATTGTAAGTTACCTGTTGGTTGTCCACTTACTATTGTATCATATCTTAATCCTACATACTGAGCATTTAACTCTAATGTATAATGAACCACAGTCTTACCTGTCTTAACTGCATGGGCACCTAATGCCTGAAGTGTCCAAGATTTACCAATACCTGCTGGAGCAACTATAACTCCAAGTTCACCACCTGCCAATCCACCATCCATCAAATCATTTACACTATCCCATTGTGTTGGTAAACATTCTCGTGTTTGTTTAGTTAATCTCTCTTCCAAACCTGTAATGTATTCGTGTCCTATATCAGTTTCTACACCTGCCTTCATCGCATCATCTATAATTGTTTTTATCTCATCATAATTTTGTTGTTCTAATAATTCAACTGATTGCATGATTGCATTCTTTACAACTTGATTCTTACAAAACTCAAGAGATTTCTCTTTTACAAAATCTAAATCTGGTGATTCTCTATGTTGCCAGGCACCTCTTAAACTATCCACTATAGATGTTTTTAATATATCATTATCTACCTCATCAACCATAACCTTTAAGGCTTCCATTGTTGGTGTGGTTTTATATTTTTTGAAATAATCCTTGATGGATTTTATTAAGAATTTATTACTATCTGAATCGAAATAATTTATCTCTAAGATATCTAAAATTGTTTTGGTATACTTAACATCTGTAATCAAAGATGTAAGCATCTTACTCTGAAAATTTGTTCCGTATTGTGTTAAAGTTTCACTCATTATAACCTTATATTAAGTATCAAGATTGCCATATAAATCTTGAATTTTTTTATCATAAAAATCACTTTTTTTCTTATCACGATATCTCTGTCTTGCCTTTGCTCTTATCTCTTCAGCATTTCTTTTATAATGTTCCATTTGCCACTTTCGTTGAGCATCTCGTCTTTCTTTATCGGTGAAGTATTTTCTTTTTCTACCCATGAGATTTCTCCGCCATTTGGTTTAATCTGTTAAATGTTTGATGTAACCAACTATCAAGATTAGGTAGGGCAGTGTACATTTTATCTTCCAAGAACATTCGTTGAAACTTATGTTTAACCATTCTTTGTATTGGTTTCTCAACTAAATCTTGAATCTTTAATTTACTACTACCTGATATATTTAAATCATCTAAATCCATTAGTTTTTTATTTAGGAATAATTTATCCTTATCATTTACTATTGTTTCACATAGTTTAAATTGTTTCTTTTTTGCATCTGAACTTTTCAATAAATCTTCTATTGAATGTTTGTGTGGTGAACCGAGCCAAGGAAATAATTTCAATAATGTTTTTTGTCCTGCACCCTTTACACCTGGAATCCCATCTGATTTATCACCATCTAATATTCTGTATAGTAAGAAATTAGCTGCGTTGATTCCATACTCATCTAATATTCTATCTTCATCATACATTTTCTTTTTTGTTGGTGACCATACTTTGATTCTATCATCCACTAACTGAAGAAAATCTTTATCGGTTGACATGATAGTACAATTCTTTTTAAAGATATGTTTTGCACTATAACCAATAACATCATCGGCCTCAATGTTATCCATTGTGGTTATGGTTAATGGTAAACATTCAAGATACTCTATTACTCGATTCAACTGAGCAATCATCATCTTGTGTTCTTCTTCTCTTGTAAGAGAAATATCAGTATGACGATTTAGCCGTAATGACATTTTTCTTCCTGCCTTATATTCAGGAAATATTTTTCTACGGCGGTTAGACCCACCTTTACCATCAAATACAATAATGGTTCGAGTAGGTCTAACCATATTTATAGTGTAACCAATTGACCTTAAAAAACCTACTATTCCACCAATGTGAATACCATCCTCATTAGTAGTAGGTATCGCGGTGAACACTCTAATAAAAGTATTCAGTCCGTCTATTAATAAAACCGAGTCGTTTGGTTCACCACTATCTATTTTACCGCCAGATTTCTTAATCTCTTCAAGTATAGATAAGTGTTTCTTGTTAATCACCGAGAACCTCATCTGTGAATTCTACATCATCAATACCAAGTTTCTCTTTGTATTTTAATATAACCTTATCACAAATGATTTCATATACATACTCTCTTAACTCGTCATTTTCAGTAATTAAATCTTCCCAATCTTTTGATAGGAACTTATGGTCTTTACCATTCTGGTCTGTAAGAGTGTACCATGCACCACCTGTCTTTACTAACTTGTGTTCTTTCAACACAGTCAACCATGCACCATAGTTATCAATACCTCTATCGAAGTACATATCATAATCTGCATGTCGTAAAGGTGGGCCTAAACGATTCTTAACAATCTGTGCTCTACATTTCATACCCAATACATTTTTACCTGTATCTTTTATCTGTCCCATGTTCTTTAATCGAATACGAGTAGATGCGTGAAATGGTAATGCCTTTCCACCACTTGTTGTCCAAGGGTCTCCAAACATCACACCTAATTTTTGTCTTAACTGATTAGTAAACACTAATGCAACTTTTTGTCTACCAATCATTTGAGTAATCTTTCTCATTGCCTTTGATATAATGATTGCCTTTGCAGTTGCCCAACCATCTTTATCAAAATCAGCTTCTAACTCTACTTTCGTAGTAGCAGCAGCAAGTGAATCTACAAGAATAGTTACTAACCTATCTTTATCTGATTCTCTTACTTTAGTTACGATTTCTTCAATCGCTTCAAAGATATCTTCTACAGTCTCTAAATGTAGATACAACATCTTACTCATATCAATTCCAATCACATCCATGAACTCTTGAGAAACAGAAGTCTCAGTATCTATGTATACTGCAACTCCACCTTTCTTTTGAGTTTCTGCAAGGATATGAGCACCAAGTAGAGATTTTCCACTTGATTCTAAACCATTGATTTCAGTAATTCTACCAACTGCAATACCACCATTAGGTTTATTTGATATTGCCAAATCTAACATAGAACTACCTGTGGATATAAAATCCTTAATATCAGTAGGTGTTGAATCACTTCCGTCAAGAAAGTATGCAACTTTTGTATCTTTGAACTTTTTATTTAAACTATCGGCCAGAGTATCGGCCAACACATCGTTTACTGATGCCATCCTAATCTCCTAAGTTAATAATGGGAGCCACAATATATGACTCCCATATATTTGTTATTATCTACGAATTGAATAATTCATCAAAGGCATCACCAGTATTACTTACTGATTTTGCACTTGAGATTTCTGAAGCAGAAACACTTTCAGTTTCTTCCTCTTTAGATTCCTCTTCGTTTGGATTTAACCATTCATTCAGAACTTCTGTCAAGTCTTCATAAGATAGTTCTTGATAGATTTCCTTAATGTCTTGTTGAGTTTTAACTCTTTCAAGAACTTCAGGTTCATCTGAAATAGGTGTTTGATTAGGTTTTACACGAATGTTAGTTTTTGGAAAACTAGCACCACTTTCTTCAGCAGTGATAAATTCTACAACTACATCTCTTCCATTGACTGGGTCTGTGATATCACCATAGTCTGGGTCTGCGATAATTGATAATAGTTCTTGATAAACTGTTTTACCAAAGCCCCAAAACTTAACACCTTGAGATTCTTCTCCTCTAACTACTACTGGAGCAAAAGTTCTCATTTTTGCCTCAAGTTTTCTTGACAACTGATAATCTTCTTTACTACCTGAACCTTTTAGTTTTTGAGCAAACTCTTCGATAGGGTCTGGTCTACCAAAAGATATTGGTGATAAATAAGAACGGTTGTTCAAATTGTAGTGAAAGAATAATTCAATAAAAGGATTATCTTTATTGAAAGCGTAAGGAACGATTCGAATCTGAGTTTTACCTGGTTGTGGTTTCCAAAGACTGGAAGTACGATTGTTTGTGGTCTGTAACTGATTTAATCGTTTTTTAATTGCGTTTAAGTCCATTATTAACTCCTCATTGTTTATGTTTATTTGTCATTTATTATTGGTATCATTTCTCGATACAGTAATAAGTATAACCTTTGTTAGTAAAAATGTAATCTTTTTTCATTATTTTAAAAATAAAAAATGGCCATCTTGTTTTTAAGTTTGTAAGTATAGTGGAAACTAAAAATCGTGTGGCCATTTTTTAAATATTTAAATTGGAAATCTTGGGGATGTGAGATTAACGATTACTCACAACTTGAAGCTCTGATTTATTATACCTTGTACCTAACATCTTTCAGTTACGAAAGTGATTCTCAGAATGGTTAGTTCCATTGAATCGAGTACAACCTCTATGCCATTGCCTTAACTCTCAGAGTTTAGTTTAATTCAGCCATAAAGTGGGATTTCAGTTTTACCCTTACCCACAACAAGGTCAACAGAATCGTTCTGTTATTTTTTCTTCAAGTACATTAGATTATTGATGTCTCAACTACCGAAATGATTTACACCTAAGTAGGTTCACCACGAACTAATCATGGATTGCTTTATGGGCTTCCGAAGTGTACCCATTATTCAGCCAATCCCATACAGAGTTAATTACTCTCTGTACTTTCCGATTTCTCAATTGTCAAAGAACTTAATCTTACATATATATATATGTATATAAATTCCCAAAATGTAATTTATTTTACATTTTTTTCATTTTTTTTGTTTGATTCTTCTTTGCTACTTCTTGAACTTTATTTTCATCAATTTGTAACTTTGAAAAATCAACACAAACGAATTCAGTATCGAACTCTTTATTCCATGCTTTGAATTCGTTGTTGACACTGTCTTTAAATCCACGAGCCACTACTACAATCCTATCGACTTTACCACCTCTATTCATGTAGTATCTAGCAACTTGTGAAATCACTGCAGTATCTGCTATCTCATCTTTGATTTCTACTAATGCAACATAATTATCATCATCTTCATAAGTGAAATCAGGTATTGATGAAATATTTTGCTTTTCATGTGATTGGTTTTCTTCAATATCTTCTACTGAGATATCTTTACCATAAACCAACTTACGAAATGCATCACCTACAATATCATCGATTCTCATCTGTTCATCAAACGCATCATGCCATTGTGTTTCCTTGACATCTGATGGTTCAAATCCCTTATGAGTTTCAACCCATGGCTTGATTTGTCTTTTCAACTCATCCTGCCATGCCTTATCGAATCCATTCTTTGTAGTGTTTGTTGGAATAACATAATCTTTAGGTACATCTATCTCAACAAATAAACCATTGAGATGTGCCAATCCACCATCTCTCTCTGATTTCTTTAATTGAATAGTTCCTAACAAAATATCATTCTGATAAACATACAAAGTAGGTATTGCAGATGGTGCGTACTTTCTTGTAATCAGATTACGATTTCCTAATGATGTAGTAATCTCTTGTTCAATTGCAGAAAGGTGTCTACCGAACTTTACATCAAAATCGGTAGTCTTTGGAACTAATTGATTATCATCAAGATAATCTTCATAACCCCACTTTGTTATAACATTCCAAGTGTTATTCTGAGTATCCTCATAACCAACACCAGGTTGTTTCCAAGAATCATCTTGGACATCTCTATTGTTTAAAAAGAATTCTGCTGGTTGCAATATTCTTTCTAAAGTTTTATTTGATTTGTGTAGTCTCCAAGTAATCTTTACTCTACCACTCTTTAACAGACGATTATATCTTGCCTGCATTGAACGATACCAAGTATTCTTAGTAGGATTCCACCACTCTTTAACGAACTTGGATGTGTTTACATTTGTAATCTCAACCATAGTTCCATGTGTTGAATTTACAGGTGATAACTCATATTGGAATTGTTCCTCTGTTAAATCAACATCTTCCATTCTTGGAACTTCTCCATCATTATAAACAACAGAAGATTCGAATCCATCATTTAATCCAATCTCATTGGTAACCACTCTACCTGGTTCACCAAGATAATTAGTAAACTGATTGTATCCTAATCCCCATCTTGAAGTTCCACCATTTACAATCTTAGTTTTAGAATCTACCGCAGTAGTTACATATAACTTAGTTGCAACAGTATCTTTACTCATACCGATACCATTATCATATATCTTAATAGTATCTGGCATTGTAGTTCCATTAGGTGCAAAGAATTCAATCACTACCTCTCTGACATGGTCTTCAGGTAATCTTGGGTCATCTAATCCAATGAAACAATTATCGACAGCATCTTCAAGGGCATTATATGCAGCTCCATATCCTGCTCCTTTAAATGATTTATAGACATCTGATGTGATAACCAGATTCTTTTTGTTGATAGCCATTTGGCCTCCTATAGTTAATTGTATTGAATATCATACATCAATACATTTGTTCAAATTAGATATTGTTGAATATCATACATCAACCAATATCATATATACATATATATCAGATAAAAATCTGAAAATGTAATTTATTTTTCAATCGATGGTAATTTCTGCTCTACTTTTACATCATGAATACCACGCGATTCACATCGTGTTTTAAATCTTTTGTACATTTGATTCAATGCCATCTTCTGTTTTTTACTCAACATACCATTGAACCTTAATTGTTTTTCAATTGAATCTAAAAATTCTGTACTCCTACCTACATAACCTGGTTGATAACCACAACCACTTAATAAAGTTCTGATAAGATTTAGTTTGTAAGTACCATCTTCAATATTTTCTAATTTCTTGTACTTATCTAACTTGTTCTCACTCTTCTGCCAATCTACATATTTTTGAATAATCTTATCCATAGAGATTTCCATCTTAGGTGTAATCTTTCTTTTACCGAATGCAGTATACATCGATATAGTAAATTCTCGTACACTATCTGGTTGATAGTATCTATGGTCATTTAAAATGTGGTTAAGTTGTCGTCTGGTTTTATTCAAACGATTTGGAAAGTCTACTCTACTCATAGAATGGTATGTCCCCTCTTGTTAATCTTTTCTACTTTAATTAATAAATCTTGTACTAAATTTTGAGCCTCATCCATGTAGTATAAACCATCAGAGTTTGCCTGATATTCAGGTGTAGTATTATACGCGTTCGTACACGAATCGTGTATATTTCTTAGTTTATCTACTATTTCTTGTAATGTTAATTTCATTATGCTACTCCAAAATTATTTGTTAATAAACAAGCCTCCATCATTGTAATATTTGGTTTTTCATTTATCACCCAATCTTCGATGAAATCAATCATCAATAATACTGTATCAGGTGATATATGATACATTAAATCCCAATACGGGTCATTAGAACTCGTCATATATTCCATCCATCAAATCCTCGAACTCATCTACTGGATTACCACCAAACATATCATCCAAATTATCAAAATCTGAATTCTTCAAACCCATATCTTCAAGGGCCTTTACTTTTACCCCATACCCAACATCGGTTTTAGAAACTCGTTTCTTGTTAGTTTTTTTAACTACTTTGTTGTTTGTTTTCACGAAACACTCCTATTCTTATTAAAAATCATATCTAAATATAAGGCCAAAATATAATACGAGTCAAGTACTTTTTTACTTTTTTTCCAACTTTATTATACATGGTATACACAAATCTGGATAAAATATAGTTCCAACGAACTCTGTAGTTTTACAATGTGTACACATTTTCTTAGCCACTTCTTTCTACTTTATCAATCATAACATCATTTACTGAATATGGTCTTTCAGAAAACTGAAAGTTCTTGTTGATAGCTTTTGGTATTTGTGAAGCCACCTCATTTGCAAACCATTCAGCATCTTTGTTTTCATTGTTTAGAGATTTTTCACCATAACCTTGGTCTGGTACATATATCTCAATACAAGCATTTACATAATATCTTACATCTTTAGCCATTGTGTTTACTCCTTACATATAATACATAATTTTGTAGATTAAAATTGTGGTCATCACCTAATGTTCTTACCTCATCATAAGTTAAGTAATAACCCTCTACATTATCGTAGACTGTTTCTTCAGTAGGATTGTGTACAAACTCACCTACATTGTTCATATTTAAAAACCCAACTATACAACCTATCATATAGTTGTCAAAATTTCTCTGAGCTTCATTCATCTCAGTTTGTTGTTGTTCCGTCATCATATAATCATAATATTCCATAATTCATCCTTTTTATCAATTAACTTACACTATAATATAACACTTTTTGAAACCAATGTCAAGTGTTTTTTTCATTTTTTTTAAATAATTGTGTTCTCCAATTCTGCCCACATTAATATAGAACTTAATAACTTCTCATCATGTTCTGTCCAAATCTCTTTATTGTTTTCCCAATAAACTTCACCACTATTGTGGTCATAGATATAGTCAACATCTAAATCATGAGTTTCCCTATCGTAATGCCACACTATTGATAAATCAGTAATACTATCAACTATATGAGTTTTCATCCATTCATTGAAAACATTACACTCTAACATTAAACCAATAAGTGTAGTTTCCCTAACACCAGGTCCAACTTCTTCAACACCTATTTTGTGATGTGCTGAGTAAATCGTTTCTTGTAAATTCATAATTTTTATCCTTTATCTTACCCCTAAAGATAAGTATAAAAGCCAATACGAGTCAAGGTTTTTTTTTATTTTTTTTCATTGATTTTCTGTAGTATAGATATTTCAGAATTTCGTACTTGGCCTCGGAACCACGAACTCCTGCTACAGGTGTGATTTGTTCTACTTCATAGTAGACATCAGTAACCTCTTGGATTTCTTCCCATTCATAATTATCCCAAAGATTGTCAAGGTCAAGAGACAAAGTATCCTCTACCTCTTGACCAGTCAATCTACTGAGTGAGAAGAGTAGGTAATTCAGATAAATAAAATGTCGTAGAATCATATTCATAAAAATAGATGTCATCATTCTTTCTGTGATGATATATTCTTCCATTACCTGCATCATCATAATCAACCTGCCACTCATCATCCTCATCAGGTATACCATACTCTAAGTTTATCTTTACATTACGGCTTCTACCAATAATAGTAAGTGGATGTGTTGGCCAACTTTCAATACCAGTTTCCAATAATCTTTCACTTGCCTCTTGTTCTAATCCTGCCCATATCATATCAACAAATGCCTTTTCTGCAGCGTTTTCTGCATTATCTAATGTATCGGCATATCTTGGTATTGCTACAGCTGCTAAGATTCCTAAGATTATTGTTACCATCACTAACTCTATTAGTGTGAACCCTTTACTTGTTTTCTTCATCATTTTCCCTTTCATGTTATGGTTGAAGTTTTTTATGTAAATCTTTTGGATTTTCTAAATCTGCCACATACAAGATTGGTGAATAGGAAGATGTTCCAGCTCCACCACCTGGTATTACTATGTAAATGTAATGACCGTCTTGAAATGGTGATTTAATTGCGTTTCTACCAAATTGGTCTAAGAACTCTTCTGCTCCTACTGATACATCATAGTTATCATCAAAGTTATCATCTTCTGATGTAGAGATATTATGTCCACTTGGTGCACCTGCCTGTGGATGATTAGTACTAAATACTGATACCCATTTAGCACCCTCAACATTATCATACGAACCAAATGATTGGATACCACTTAATAATAATTCCTCTGTATCATATCCACCAACACCCAAATCATACTTTACTTGACCTGGAAATCTACCTCTACCCTCACGAACTACCATATCATTATAGAAGTTCATAGCGGATTGAGTTATCTTATCGATATCGGCTTCTGTTTTTCTTTCTTTAGCTGCCTCACCAACTCCACTAAATTTTGGAGCAGCAGTAGCTGCTAAAGTTGCCATCATGGCTGTGGTTACTGCGAATTCAGCAAGTGAGTTTCCTCTCTTACTCTTTAGTTTTTTTAATAGTTTTTCAAACATTTTTCTTCTCCTTAAATGTTATTGTTACCTATATTGTACAATAAGTGTACCAAAGTGGCCCATTTTTGGAAAAAAAATTAAAAAAGTTTTAAGTGTTAATATTACTTAATTTGGATGTGCATAAAAAACTACTCATATGAGTAGTATTTTAAGTGTTGAATTTTGTTACAATTAATCTATGTAACAGGTGTAACTATTTGTTCCATTCTGTAACATCTACGATTTGATGTATCTTTGTAGGTACTACATTCAATCCTGCCTCATTTGTTAGTAGTAATGTGTTTTGGAACTCACTCCAATCAACATTAAATCGTTTATCTAATACTCCATTGTTCTTACTTCTGATAACTTGATTCAATGCATTGATTGTATAAAGTGTATTTGATTGTTTTTTTCTATGTAGTGAGATTGTGTTCTCAATATTTTCTTCGTAGTTATCCACTAACTCAATATTATATGTACAGATTAATTGAGTTAAATCATCTTGATTTTGAAAGATATAAATTTTATCATATAGAATTTCATTACAAGATATAATGATATCTACGGTTTCATTTAGTCTTGATTGTCTTGTGAATGTACATAGTAATTGTGTTTTCATATTATACCTCGCACTTATATTTCTTATCGTATTGTTCGGCTTCTGGTACATCTCTACCGATTTTTTTGTTGGCACAATATAACTTTTCTTTCATATTATTATGTAAATTCATTTCCAAATTGACCACAGGTTCATATCCCAATCCTCTCTGTCTTGGTGCAATAGTAGAAATAGGAACTACATCACCACCTACTTCTGCCTGAAATACTAATTGATATTCACCTTTATCATCTGGTCCTTGTACATTTAATTTTTCTTGAACTTTATCATAATCAGTAGTTCCAAATATTTCTTTCATAACTTCTGGGTCTGCATTAACACCACCCAAAGACATTTTTTCTTCACCATCCATAAGAGATTTCAATGGAAACTTTTCTCTGATTGTACTCATTACACCAGATTTGTATGGTTCTTTTACCATGTTCTCTACGAATGATTTGTTAAAATCTTTTCCTATTTGTAAATGTTTATCAAGGTCTCCTTTTGCAGATTCATCGTTAATTGGTTCTCCACCTAAAGTTCTCATCATCATTACTGAAAATTTATCTTGATATTTACCTACAGTTTTCTTTGGATTGAATCCATTATCAATCATTGCTTGTCTTAATTCTTCTCTACTATATGGATGTTTTAAACTCTTCATAGTTTTAACTAACACTTTACAATAAGATTCTGATTGACCAGTAGTCTTTGAAAGTGATGCAATATACTCTTCATCATTTTCATCTAATCCTTGTAACTTACTATGTTGTTCTTCAGATACATTTTCATAAAAGGTAGTGGCACTTTGTGTTGTTTTATCATTCATTTTCTTTGGATTTGCTTCTTCAGGTATATTATCATTTGATTTCTGTAATATTTCTTTTTGTTTCTTAGTTAGTTCTTTGTACTCTTTACTTTTATCTTTTCCTGCACTTTTCATTTCTTGTTTTTTTCTTACAATTTCATCATATTCTTTTTTCTCATCACCTACTAACCCCCACTCATCAACTGCATTTACTGATGGTTGTGATAAAAATATATCCAAGTTCTTTTTCAAACTAACTTCATCTAATACACTACCATCTGGTGTTTTAACTCTCAAATACATATCAGTAGAGAATCCTTTGTTCTTTTGATAATCTGATAATCCCATTGCCTCTACATCACCTTTTAAATCCCATGCACCATTTTCAACTTCCCAATTACCCTCACCATATGTTGCATCTAATCTTGATTTTATACCACCACGAACACTTTCAACTGATTGTAACCAATCCTCTGATAATATAGGTTCACTACCTTTTTCATATCTTGGTGGTTTATACGAAACTAAAGTTCCATCTTTTAGTTTTCTCATTTGTTGTGGTAATTTTTCATTGTGTTTTCTGATTGTATCCATAAGATTTTTCATCTCATCATCATTAAGTGTTGGACCAATCATAGATAATACCTCTGCAGCTTGTGCCTGTATTTTTCCTGCACCTGAGGCATCAATCATTGAAGTAATAGGTGGTGTAGTTTGATTTACATATCTTGAATTAATTAATCTTTCTACAAGTTTAATATATTTCTTTGGAACTTTAGATGGTGAACCAAATACATCATCTGGTAACTTTGTTGGACTCTCACCCTCTTTTAATTTTTGTTGTTCAGGTTTAGACTTTTCATATTCCTCATCACTTGGTTGTACATCTTTATTATAGTAATCTTCATCCACTTTAGATAATGATTTATCTTTTTCAACTGGTTTTTGTTTCTCTACATTACCTTTATCTGATTTATCTGTATCTGTACTTTTTTCTTTCTCTTTGGCATCTTGGGCCTTTTGTGATTTAGGATGTTTTTTGATATAATCGGCTTGTTGTTCTGGTGACATCTTTGTCCACCACTCCTCACTTTCAGTAAGATTTTTAATCAACTCGACACGAGCTTCCACTGGCCATTGATGTTCTTTTAATACATCATATAACTTCATTAAATGTTGTTCATTAGTTAAATCAGGTATCCCATCACTAACTCTGAAACTTAACTCATTTAATATCTTTTTCCAACTCATTGTATCTCCTTTTTAAAATCTACAATCTTTACAGGTAGGTTATAACCCATTGCGGTTCCCAACATTAACCTTGTGTTTCCCCCTAATAAATATAAGTTTTTCAATTTATCTCTCACTATCACCGGCGGTGGGAACTTCGTATTCTTTCTTAAACCATCTACAATTGATTTCCAATCTTTATGGTATCCACTTGCAAGTTCTATTGCTCGTTTCATTCTACCCTCTGGTGGTAATCTTAATATATCACCAACATCTGAATTTTGTAAATTCTTTAACTCTTCTTCATTTGGAAACTTATATGGTGCAGTTTTAATTGCAGTTCGTGAATCTGCTTTCTTTTTCCACAACCCTTTTAATTTTTTCTTTGTATAATCATTATTATGAAACTCATCTACTTCATGTTCAATCTCATCATGAGAATATGGTCTCATATGACGGTAATTCTTTAATGATTCATACAATATAGATTTTAAACTATACACTAAGTTTCTCCGTTATTTCTTTCATGCTATGGTAATTATCTCCCATGAATACTCTTGTTGGATACTTACCATCCCACTCTAATATTTTTTTTACTTCTTTTAAATACTTCAATCCATCTTCCTTGTAATCAAAATCAAATAAAAACGCATCGTAATTGTAGAGAACCATCTTACTTTTAAAATCTTTCATATCATGTAGTAACACATCTAATGTGTGTATGTTCTGTTCTGTCTCCATCAACTGAATCATATAATTAAATAATTTATTAGGATTCATATCAGGTAGATTTTCTCTACTTATTTCTCTATTATAAATATCAGAAACTATCTTTTTATCTCTTTTCCACATACTCCATAAGTGTTTTATATACTCATCTACTTGACTGAAAAATGGATTATCTTTTATCTCATTTGTGATACCACCATACAAATATTTAAATGTTAATTGTTTACCCTCATCGTAACTTAATCCATATGTATCTGCAAGGTGTTGGTGTACATTACCCTTTGGAAACTTATAATCTATTTTATTACCAATTAATCGTGGATGATATGCATCATAATCAAACTCCACTAATACACCATTTTTAAATCTACTTACAAATTTCTTTCTACTACCATCTTTTTTATTTAGTGCTGCGAAGTTCAATCCACCAAAACGATTACTTGGTCTACCTGTACTTGTGTATGGATTATATTCTGAATAAACTAAACCATCTGTAGTTTGGATTCCATTATCCTCTACCTTAGATAAAACTTCTAAGATTTCTTGGTCATAGTAATCATGGTCTTCAACATAACTCATCAAATCATCTGCAACACTTGAAAGATACTCACCATGTTTCACCAATGGAATTACATCATTTATATTTTCTTTATCATAATGTATTCTGTAATTGTGGTGGTGTGCATTTGTTAGGTGTTTATCGAAATCATATGGTTCATTTGTTTTCATGTAATGACACCAATTTAAATCTATCAACCCAAATACCCTATCACATTTAATCATTGAGTTATGTATAAATGATTTCATATCACCTACACAAACTTTGCTATCATCAACATCAATAGTTTCTATTGTTCCAAACTTCTCATTGTGATTTACAGGTACGATAAATTTTTCGAATGGTGTTACGATAAGAAAACAAGACACACGATTCTCTTTAGGATGTTTGTGCACATCCGATAACATCTGTAGATAAACGAAGTGTGTAGTTCTCATTACTTTTTGTAATGAACTCCACTTCTCTTTAGAGTTTACTATAACCATTAACCTAATTTGTATTTTACATAAGTAACTATTTGTTCTGCAATATTGGTTTTACAAAACCTATCCATTCCCTCAAATCCAGGTGATGAATTAACCTCACATATACTATAACTACCATTATTAAATAGTAAATCAACACCTGCAATATCCAAGTTTAATAATCTTGCACATTCACCACTTAAGAACTCAATCTCTTCTGTAATCTGATAAGGAATACCCTCACCACCTCTTGTGATGTTTGCCCTAAAATCATCATCTGTAGATTGTCTCATCATACAACCCACTACTTTACCATTCAAAACAAATACTCTTAAATCTTTTCCATATGAATCTTCAATGAACTCTTGGATAATAATATTATAACTTGGTTTTGTTATCTCGGCCATTCTCATCAATTGTCTTAATTGTTTTCTATCCTCAACCAAGAATACTCCAGCTCCAAATGAACCACTTAGAGTTTTAACAATAATTGGATAATTCAAACTCCTCTCTACAAACTCAACATCAATTGGATGTTTCACCAATAGTGTTTTAGGTACAGGTAGATTTGATTGTCCAAGTATTTGTTGTGAGTATAACTTATCTTTAACTGCATCAATAGATTCACTACCATTAATAAGTATCACTCCCAACCTCTCTAAATGACGAATAATTGCTTTGATAAAGTATGTTGTTCCACTACCTGTTCTTGGTATTACAAAATCTGGTAATGGTCTTGATTTACCACTAACTCTGATACTTTTTCTATCATCTCTATCAACATAGATATCCACATCTTGTGGATTAACCACACGAACTTTTATATCTTGTTTCTCAAACTCTTCAACTAATCTCTGAGTTTCATATGAATTTTCAATTTTTCTTTTATATAGTATCCAACCCGTCATCAATCTAAGTATATCTCACTCCATAATTTAGTGGTTTCTGGAAACACTTCCAACATAATTTCTTTCAACCCTCTTGCATAATCTTGTATCTCTACTTGTGATGTTGGTTCATCTCGTAGTTCAATAAAGTTCATAATACTTTGAAATGATGCTGTCCACCAAACTTTTGTATAGACTGTAAGTGGTAAGATACTTCTTGCCTGTTCCTTTGCCATTCCTCTTTTTAACATCTCGTTATATGCTGAGATAGAATGTTGTTGTGCAACAGTCCATAATTGTCTTGTACTATCTTGTAATTCAATCAATCCATCACTTGCCTGTTTGTTATCTTCTGATTGTTTTCTAAATTCTGTTGGCATATAAAACTCATCATATGGAACATACCTACCACTAATCTCATTCCATGCATGGTCTTTAGTAGGATGGTTACTTGTGGTTTCAATACCTACGACATGTTTATACCATTGTCTCATCACAAACTCTGGTGCCTTTATAATAAACATACAATGTTGATGTCTGAATGGTGAGAAGTGTTTATGTTTAATTAAGAACTTAGATAGTTTTCTATCTTTCTCTTCGAATGTTTCACTTCTACCACCAAATGATACTCTTGCAGCATTTACAGGTGTTAAATCATCACCAAGTGTATCCACTAATTCAATATATCCTTTATCTAATACATCAATTTTCATCATGCATCTCCTTTTTGTTTAATTATTTCTGTTAATTCTTTGGTTCGTTTTTCTTTATATTCTTTTGCATACTTTCTTCCTGCAGGTGTTATGTGCACAAAGATTTTCATGTATAAATATTTGAATATCGAATTGACATTTATTAAGAACTTTTTTAATATAACCATTTAATATAAGTATTGATTTATTTTCTCAAAATAGAATATATTTTACTCATCGTTTGAACTTTGTTCTTGTTGTTCTGCAATCTCTCTGTTCTTTACAAATAAAATATCATCTACATCCGAACCTCTTTCACCATCAAATGCTTGAATCTCTTCAGTTTGGTTTATCTCTCTTGAATATTCTTCTAAACCCTCCATATCAATTCTTAAATTACCTTGAATTTGAGTATCCCAACCTGATGTTGATAATGTATGATTTATAGAAGTAACCATAAACATACCAAATCTTCTATATAACTCTGGTAAGTAATCTACTGCAAACACATCATACATCTTTATACCCGCAATTCCAGGCATTGTAAAACTACATTGTAATGGTGTTAATGGGTCTATACTTGTTTTTGAACCTGGTCCTTTATTTAAATACCACTGCATCCCCCTTACAAAACTTGATAGTAAAGAACCATTTCTATCATAAACTAATCCTTGTTTTTGTGGTTGGTCTATTTCATCATCTGTTAACCATCTTGCACCTGTATCATCTAATTTACTCTGTTCATTTGCTGCTTTATTTCTTTGGTCTACTTCATTCTGAAGAGTATCATAAAATTCATTATCTTCAGTAGATTCTCCCAATTCATATGTAATATTACCCTCTTCATCTTTAATAGGTTTAACTGATAAACCTTTAATAAATGGAAAAAAGATTTCTTTTAATAATCCATCAGCTCCTACATCTCCCTCGTCTGGATTTGAAGATACCGATGTATTATGTAGTTTTGCAAGTGCAACCACTCCTTTGTTTTCTGGTGCACCACTACCACCAAATCCATCTGTTTTAAAATTAGTGTTACCATGAAACATTGCCTGTGTTGCCATCGCACTTGACATATTTACATTAATACTAAAATCTTTAAATAAACCTCGATTGTTATATAGTGGGAACACAAATACTGTTTTTGCATCTGCCTTTGATGCATCTAAAGATTCATAAGTAGATTTTTTACCCTCTACTCTAAATGGATTTGTATCTTTGATTCTGAACTTAGTCATAAACCTATCCACAACAGCGATTTTACCATTTTTAGTTTGTGATTGAAATACACCGAAATCCCAAAATCCACCATATCTTGCAGTAACATTAGACCAAAAACTTTGTAATCCACTTTCTATATCTCTGATTCCTTTAAATTGTTGAGCAAGGAAATCTGCACTGAAAACAAAATTTCTTATAACTCCATATTCCTCACCATCTACTCTAAAAGGTTTAAAATTTTGTTGTATATCACTAAAGGTTTGATATACATTAGTATATGCATTTCGTGTATCTTCATTATCAAAATCACTATTTTCTCCACCTGCATCTTTAATTGAAGTTAATCCAATTACCTTTTCAGGTATGATAATTTCTTTACCAATTGTAAAAAGATTTTTATGCCATCTACAAACATTATCACCTGAAACTGCTGTAAATGTAGGTTCATCAGAATCACTACCATTTTCCATTTCATAACTTTCATCTGTAGATTGTATGTATGTAAGTAATCCCTCGTATTTGGAAGTATCAACATCGGGTTTTGATGCAACTGCAAAAAACTTATTTAAAACTTTATCTTCAAAATATCCCCAAGTACAATATGATTTATTATCAATTTCATTGTAGTAAATTTTATCTTTATTATCTGTCGGATGTTTCTGTAAAGTATTTTTCAAAACATCATTAAAGTTATCTAATATCAAATCAAAAGTTTCACCTGATTTTCTAAATGCCTCTGCCAATAACTGGTCATTCTTTTTCTTAGTTACTTCAGTTACATTACCACCTGGGTCTGTCGTTCCTTTGAACAAAGTATTACCCATACTTGTTAGTTCAGTAGTACAATCATATTCACCATTCGGACCAACATTCCAACTAAAACTTTTGATAGTACCTATTGCAGCATTATAATTTCCACCACCTTGTAATATCTTTTCTTCAATTGCACTATAATAACTAAACATATCATTTACTTTTTTCAATGTATTGAATTCAATTCCAGGTACACTCCAACCAAACTCAACCAAGACTGTTCTACCATGTTTTAAAAATGATTTTTCATAAACCTCGAAATCATCTGGGTCATACATTTTCCAATTAATTGTTATGTTCTGTATTGAGTGGTTTTTAAATGATGTTGTAACACCTGTAACACCAACTCCTGCTCTTAAATTTGATGCAGGTGTGTTATTTAATAAATTTGTTTTTGATGTAATTGGTCGATTGATTAATTGACCGTTTTCGAAATCACTTCTTAATTGTAATGGTGTTTCCTCTACTATGTTAAGTGGTCTTATAAACTTACCATCCTCATCTTTTTCATATGTTGGTGTAGTACCACTAACACGAACCCAACAAGATTTAGTTAACATTTGTGAGTAAGGATTAGATTCTATCTCTTTACTAATTGTACTTAATGGATTTCTATCTGAATCAGTACGATTCATTGAATTTATTCTATCAAATAATTGTAATTGGATATTTGGTTTTATTTGATTACCTATTGGAAAACCACTCATAATATTACTCTGTAAATGTATTGATTCGTTCTAACTCTGATACAATATTTCCAGTATCCGTAGGAATTGCAAGTTTAGTTCCTATTGGTAAAGTAAATCCACCACTATATGATTCTGGATTAGCCCTTGCAATAATCCACCATAAAGTAGTATCCCCATAAAACTTATATGCCATTGTATCCCATCTATCACCCTCTTTACTATAATATGTTTTATCACTATTCTTAGGTGTTATCTTAGGATAGTTTGTAACAGAACGAAATCTCGTTTTATTATTATCTTTTAAAATTTTTGTGTATCTATATCTATTCATTATTTAAGACCCTCTGACCATTTTGGTTCACCTTTCATTATTGGTCTTTTAGTGGAACCATCGGTAGGATTATTTTTTCCAAATGTACCAAAGGTATCAGTTTTAATACCTGAATCTTTTAAATGTGGTACTTCATAATGTTTAGATAATGAGTGTGGTAAGTACTTTCCAATGTAAACAAACTCTACACTTATATTCCAATATTGTGGTATTTGAAATCCATCATCAAGTTCCCATGTTGAAGTTTCTTCTATTGTACAAGTAATACTATTAAAGTAACCAGGTGTATTATTGAATAAATCACCAATGGTTAAATAAATGTATGGTGCAACTGGTCTCATCTCACCATCACCACCATAATTTTTATAATGTGGATAACCCAATCCAATTAAGTAATTCATTTTTTCTTGTATGATTGGTATCTCTTGTTTAGTGAATGCTGCTACTTTAAAATCAAATGAAACAGTACGATTTGTACCTGTATAAACATGAACTGCATCAGGTCTACCAATATATCTTTCTTGTGAGTATTCTGGTGAAACTGTATCAGTTATGGTTCCAAGATGAGCAGGGAATACTAACCACTTACCATTTACTGCATCTCTAATTCTAAATTTAATAAAATCTTTTGGTAATTTATCTGTATTAAGTTGTCCATAAGTACCACCATAAGGAACTTGTAATGCGTTAGAAATACCCTTTCCATAAATTGAGTTACCAATCATTCTTATTTTACCAGAACCCAAATCTTGTTCTGATGCTTTCACATCACCAGTAATGGTGAAGTTAGTTACATTTACATTTCCAATACCATCATCTTTTTTATCTTCATTTTTAACATTTGTAGGATAGTTATCCTTTAATTGTTCAAAGGTTTTTGCACCTTTACTATTAACAACATTCGCAGGATTATCAAATGGATTTTCTGAATCACCTGTTAAGAAATTTCTCACGGTATCAAAAATACTACCACCAAACTCATCTGCATTACTTATACCATCATTTAATCTAAGTAATCTATTTAATGGATTACCATCTGAATCAGTAGAAGTATCTCTAATATTTTTGATATTATCGGGGTCATCATATTTTGGTGGTTCATTAAAGAATTGAAATCCATCTGCATTTCTTGATTGATGTACGGTTGGTGCCGAAGATGCTATGGTTGAGAGTGGATTAAAATCTCTGTTTTCTTTTATAGGATTTTGTCTTTGTAGTAATGCCTGTTTCAAATTCCATAATACACCTCTTGGTGTTAAAGTGAACTTACCCAATCTTACTACATCTTCTGCTGCTCTTACTAATTGTAATGCCGCACCACCTCTTGCAATACCATCATCTAATCTCGCACTATCGTAACTATCTCCTATATCCTTTACAATAAATGGTTGGTCAAACCCAAGATTGTTCTCTCCTCTTAATGCCTTATTACCATTGTTTTCTTTATAGATTGCATCTACTTCATCTAATCTATCTTCTAATTTTTTATTTGCAGTAGAGTTTGCAGGAAGATTATCTTGGTTAGTTTTTCCACTATCACCAACTTTTTTCTTCCAATCAAATTGTGTTATATCTGTTGTTTTATCAAATAATGCCATAATCCTACTCTAATGTTAAATCTGATATTGCTTTTTTGTTTTCTTCTTGTTTTCTAATTAATGCATCTTCCTTAGCAATCAAGATATCTAATCTTTCTGCTACATCATCCATTGCTCCACCACCAAAGAACTTATCATACTTATCAACAAATTGTTTCATTGCCTCTGGGCCTGCATTCATTGCTGCTGTAAGTTCTGCATTTTGTTCTTTAGTTAAATTCGTTCTTTCTTCTTCAAGTTTTTTCAATGCATCTTCTTTTTCTTTTTGTTTCTGTTCTAAGGTTTCATTCTTCTCCAGTTTTTTACCTATGAACTCACCTGCCGCTTGTCCAATCATACTACCAAGAGCGATTCCTAATGGTCCTCCGAATGCTCCAATCGCACCACCAATTATTGCTCCAGCTCCACCACCAACTGCTCCTTTATCACCAGTCTTAACACCTTTGTAAATATCAGCTCCACCCATAGCAGCATTTACAACACCACCTGCACCTAACAATTTACCACCAACTGTTTTAAATCCTTGTTTACCAATTCCAACTTTTGCAAGATTCGATGCACGATTTGCTGCCTGTGTTGTTTTTACATTCTTTAGATACTCAGCTTTCTTAACTCCTTTAAATGCCATTCCACTCTTTTCATAAGGTAATGCTTTTGGTCCACCTCTCATGAAGTTTCCTGCCTTTGTCATTGCGTTAGCACCTTTACCACCCTTACCGAAGAAATTCTTTAGTGCCTTAACACCTTGTACCGCAGTGTTTGCAATGACTGCTGCAGTTAATAA